CAGCATTACTTGACGCTGCCCTCAGGAGGCAAGAGCGTCGAGTCCGCGTGGGCGGCCTTGGGGACGTATCCTGGAAGCGAGGCGCCCGCGAACAATCCTACGCAAGTCGCGACCACGGAGGCTGCGGCTCCGGTCGCTCCTGGAACTCCGGTTCCTCGTGCCGAGGCGCCTACAATGCAGACTCCGGAACAAAAGGGGCCGGACTTCTTGAAGCCTGTTCCGGGAAATGTCTCGAAGCAAGGAGCTCCGGCGTCTACCGGATATTTCATTCCGATGATCGGGACGACGCTGAACGGTCCAAGGCAGATCGGCTTTCAGCTTACGAAGCCACTTCAGACCTTGCTGGAAAGTGGAGGGGTCAAGCCTCGATCGTACTTCAGCTCTGAGGCCGAAGCGCAGGCCTATTTGAACGGAGTTGCTCAGAACGTTCCCGGCGCCGCGGATGCACTTGGGCGCTATGATTCTTGGGTCAAGAACAGCGGGCAGACGGCTGGATATCAGATCCCGGTGCCTGCGTGGAACCTCGCTCGTGTCGGAGGTATGGCCCACGCAAACGGGACTCCGAACAGTCCGCGCACGTTGGCGCAGCACGAGGTCGCCACAGGCGACGTCCATGTTCCGATGCTCGTCGGGCTCAAAGAAGGCATCGTCAACGAGCGCGCCATGCGGCAGCCTGGAGTCGCGGAAACCGTTGCGCAACTTAATATGCAGTACCCGACTAATGTCGCTACCAGTCCTCAGATCCGAGCAGGCGGACTTCCTGGGCCTCAGGATATCCAAGGCCCGACAGTACAGGCTCAGGTCGCCGCGCAAGGACCGGACCCCAAGAATCGTCTTGCGGCCTTGAGCAAGGTCATCGGTATGCCACCCTCGAATCCGCAACTCGACGCAAAGATCGCTGCGACGGTCGCGCGCGCCAATCATGTCGCGGCCGGTCCATCTGGGGTCGTCGACCCGAAGACGCCCGCAGGGATTGCACGCATCGAGGCTGGAGCCAAGGTACTTGCAGCAGGTGTCAAGGCGGCGCAGGCTTCGGACCTCTCGGGTATCGCCTGGGAGCGTCAGGCTGTTGCGAACATGCGTCGGATGCTCAAAGACGCCTCCGACGAAGAGCTCGCATACGTCTTCGGTAAAGACGTCGCCGACGCGCGTAACAACGCGGGCAACCGTGGACTGCGCGGGCGCGAGATCGACATGGAACTGAGTCGCATCGCGGCGTCGCTCAAGGTCGGCGCCGACCTCGCGCAGACCGCGGCCTTGAAGTTCCTCGGAGACAACATGACGCCGATCGCAGTCGCCGCAGTCAACGCAGCCAAGGGAAACACGCGACAGGCTCTCGCAGACATCAAGGCCGAGTTCCCGGCGCTCTCGAAGACCATTGACGCCTTGACGCCGATGGTCTCGGGCAGACTGGGTATTGGCTCCGTTGAGCCTGGGGCGACGGGCAAGTTCCTCATGTTCGGAGGCAATACGCGACCGGCGACGCCTGAGGAAGCCGCGAAGCAGAACGCCGACACGACGATGGCGCAGATGCAGTCGATCTATGGAGGACTCAGCTCGCCGGCGCCGGGAGTTCAAGGCACGATGAAGCAACCGCCCACGGCGCCGACTCCTGCGTCGTCTACAGGGGCCTTGCTACTGAGGACGATTGAGTCCAAGAAGGCAGTACGCCGATGACCCTTGACGAGCTTGATGCCAGCCCTGAGTTCCAGGCGCTCTCGTACCAGGATCAGACCGCGACACGACAGGCCCTTTTTGATCGCGACTACGCTTCGACCCCGGAGTACCAGGCCGCGAACCCACTCTTGAAACAGGAGGCCTGGAAGGCCGCCGTAGAGCGCGCTCCAGCGTATGCCCCCGATGAGCTGGACAGTCCGTTCGCGAAGCAGGCCGCTGAGGTCGCAATGCGGCTCCGTGCCGGAGATCCTAAGGCTGTCGAAGATGCTTCGGGTCTTCTCATCGGGCGCAACGCCCTTGCGAGCAGCTTCGTCGGAACCTTGGCCGCGAAGGGCATCGACGCGGTCGCTCAGACGTTTGATCCTGAGCGACCGCACGACGCTATCTCGCGCGACTTTGTCGGGCTCACAGGAGACAAGACTGCGGCGTGGCTCGAGGCTGAGGTTGAGCGCGCCGGGGGCAAAGGTGCCTTGGACAACATCCGAGGTTGGTCCACAGCGGCAGAGATCGGGCTCGGGTTCGTTGAGACCGCGCTGACGGCGATTCCGCTCGTCGGGACCGCGGCGAAGGGCGGTGCCTTGACGGCGAAGCTCTTCGGCGAAGCAGGCTCCTTGGCAAAGGCTGTCGAGACGATTCGCAACCCGGCCCTTCTGGGTGTGGCACGTTCCCTAGCCCCAGGTATTGCGGAAAGTGCCGCCTACGGCGTTTTCGGCACCGTAGAAGACCTAACGCGCAGATATCTGCAAGACAAGACTGGCGATCCGAAGACGTTGGACTTTTGGGGCAAGATTGCCCTCGATATGGGCACGAACACGCTGACAAACTTCGTCGGCTGGGGCGCGATCGCAGGCATTTCAACGGTGGCGAAGGCGCTTGTCGGCACCGCGAAAAGAGCAAAGCTCGCCGCGGACGCGGTGACTCCAGAGACGGTCAGCGCCGCGATCGACCTTCACGCGAGTCCTGAAGTCTTGACGACGCTCAAGGAGATGCCCTTGAGCGCACGCCAGGAGTTCATTGCACAAGACGCTCTCAGGCGCTCTCGCGGATTCGATACGAAGGGTGATGCCCGATTCGCGGTCGAGGCACAGTCCCGAGGATGGCAGACGAAGTTCGGCCTGGACGATAGCGTCACGTTCACAAGCATCGCCGATTCGGCCTCGACGTTCACCGCGCGTAATCGCAGCGAAGCCGCGATGCGCCTTGCCGAGATGGTCGTCACGGGGAGTCCTGCAATTCCAGTTCCGGAGGCCGCTGTCAGATCCTTGGCCGCGACAGCATCAAGTACTTCGCGTGTCACGCGACAGACTGTCGCAGCACTGGACGACACTGCTCCGCTTGAAGACCTCGTTCCGCTCATAAGCCCTGTCGCGGGGCGCTACAACGCGAAGAACATTCAGACCTTTGCGGTGGCATACGCCAAGCGTGCAGGGCTTGGCGAAGATGATCTCGCAAAGCTCAAGGTGCGGCTCGTTGACTCAAAGGTCGCAGGCCGAGTCACGCGGAAGCCAATGGACATCGTGCTACCAGCGACGGCCAACGGGCTCGAGGCCGAGAAGCAGTTCAGCGAAAGCCTTATGAGGCAGCTGGACTCGATCCGTAAGATTGCAGGCGGAACAATGGACGACATCGAGGCGCAAAGTCTTGCGACGAAGTTTCTCGCCACGATCGCGCCTGCGAAGTCCACAATGCGCAGTCCAAGTTTCGAAGGCCTCGCATATGTCGCAGAGTCTCAGCTCGGAGCCACGTTACGCGACCTTGGACACGGAAAGACCGCAGTTACAATCGGCGGCAAGGTACATGAGTTCCCGACGTTGGAATGGGCCAACTATGAGCTGTACGACATGCTCGTGCAGACCGGGCGCATTTCGCCGGACCATATCGGAACACTGGTGAGGCAGGACACAGGGCTTAGCGTGCGTCGTGTCGAGGTTCCGATCGTTGGCGAAGGCAGTAATGCAGCGAAGTATGCCGTGCCTGGGACCACGTCGCAGACCGTGACTCGTTGGGAAGTCGGAGGCATCACCCGTGACGCCAAGTCCGGAAAGACGACCTTCGGAATGCTCGATTCCGGAGAGTCGTTGGCCGAGATCATGGAGCGCCATCCAGAGATCGACATCAGACTCCCAGCCAGTCTGGCGCCGCGCATGGTCGCCCTGGACCCTGGTGCCGGAAAGATCATCCTTCAGGACACCGTTATCCAAGGCTCGAGCGCCGAGGCATTGGAGTTCCTGTCGAGCTTCAAGTCGAGCGCGCGCAAAGGAACGCTGATAAGTTCAACGCTCGAGGGCGCCACATTGGCTAAGGTCGAGAAGGTCGGCTACATCTACGAGAATGCGCGTCTTGGAACAAGTGAGACGTTCCGAAGCGTTAGCGGCGTCAAGAAAGCTCTCGAGCGACGTCAGGACACCTTGATTGAGATGGAGACCGCGTCCTCGCTGAAGGGGTTCAAGCAAGATTATCTCAGTGACGGACGTATTGCGCTCATCGGGCCTTCAGGTGTCGAGAAGACTTTTGGCACGTTGGCAGAACTCGAGGCCTGGCATGCCGCGACTCCGATGCCGACGTGGATGCAGGACGTCTTAGGCTTCGATGAGAACATTACGCGCGAGATCGAAACACAGGTCGCAGACGTTGTGTCGAAGATCGCAGCTCCCCCGAAGACCGAGTTCGGAAAGGCGGCCCTGCGGGCGCGCATAACGCTGGAGAGCTTCCTGGCGCCGCCCGCGATGGCGCTCTCGGACGAGGCACGTCTCGTAGGAGACAAGGCTCTGTCACAAGCGTACAGCTCTATCCGAAGCGCGGTGCGCTTTTACGACGGGGCACGGGCCAGTTTCGACCCGGTCTGGCGCAATGCCTTCGGCGACATGGACCGAAAGCTTGGGACCAAGATCACTGTAGCGTCGCAGTGGCCTGAATCAGTCCGTTCTTCGAGATGGCAGGCGGTCTTTGGCGAGGCTATGCCAGAGAAGGCCAAGGGCATCATTGCAGCGCAGCGCACCGTGTACGATGAGCTGAAGCGCGTCTCAGGCATCGACGCCTGGAAGCATGTAACGGACTACATTCCGCGCATAAGGCAGTTCGTGCAGGAGAATCCGGATTTTCTCAATTCTGAGGAGGCCGCCGCAGAGCTGGTGCGCGCAACGTTCAAAGGCAATGCGCCGACGGACTTTGCACTGTTCGCTGAGAAGCTCCGTGCCTCGGACCTCATTCGATTTGCCCTTCTCGAAGACGCGCGCGAAATAGCTGACGCCTATACCGGGTCTGTGTTCAGGCACGCCTACCTGGAGCCGGTACTGCGCAACACAAAGGCGCAAGTTGACACGCTGCTTGAGGGCGAGCATCGCTTTTCAAAGGCTTCGGTCCGTCTCGTAGGCGACACTATGCTCGAACTGCACGGAGCTCCGAGGACCAATTCGGATGCCATGATGGCTGAGGCGCAACGTCGCATGGGTAACACGTTCCTAGCGGTATGCAAGAAGACGCCAATATTACGTGGACTTGTAGACGCTGGAGCATCTCCCGAGCTGGTACTGGACCGTCTAAACCATAAGATGACGATCGCAACGCAGGCCACGAAGCCTTGGGCACCACTGAGGAACTTCTTCCAGATCAATCTCTTGAGCGCGGTCCATGGAACTTCGCTGCCTTGGAAAGTTGCCCATGAGCTTGTGAACGACGAGGCCAAATACACCGCAATTGTGCGACGTATGACACGCTCCGGCGCTGTCGCAGAGCGACTTCCTACGGAACGTATGAAGCGCGACCTCGGTGTCTGGCAGCGCATGATGCGCTGGAACGAGAACATGGACGTTTTCACGCGCGCGGTCGCGTGGTCGACTGCAGAGAAGCAGTACGTAGGCGCCGCTGCAAGACTGCGCGCGGGTACGATCGATCTCAGGGGTTTCGCGCGCGAGACGCATCTCGGGGTTCTGAACGTTCAGGAACAAGATCAGATCCTAAAGGCTGTGGCCTCAGGCACTGACGACGTCGGAATCGACGTCTTTGCCAACGCAACCCAGGCCTTGACGATGTTCGACTACTCCAAGGTAGCAAAGCCTATGGTCGGGCGTGGCACTCTGGGCAAGTTGTTCGGAAAGTTCATGACGTACCCGTCGTCGTCCTTAGCGCTCTATGTCAAGATGGCCACGACTGGCAACGTCGGAGAGCGCATCGGAATGATGACGCGCCTCATAGCGACGTCGACCGCCACCTACGAGGCCTTCAAACTCGCCGGGATCGACTACAAAGGTTTCCAGTGGACGGACCCGTTTGGGTTCCAAGGTGGACCTGGATGGTCACTGCTTGTTGACGGGACCTCGCTACTCGGAACCGATCTGACTGCAAAGATGGCACGCAATACCTTCTTGGACTCTGTGTTGCGCGTCTCAAGTCCTGGGTACGCCTTCGGGAAGCAGCTCATTAAGGCTTTTGGCTACCTGGATCAGGGCGACGTCAAGAACGCAGCGATCGTCCTTTCGGGCGCCCCAGTCCTTAGAGCTACTTCGACGCGTCTGTTTCCGTAGCCTCGTGCCAAAAACGAATGGCATCCTTGTAAGGCAGCTCAAGGCTAAACTTTACCTTGGCCTTCAGGACGCCTTCGTATGTGACGATCAGAGTCCAACGATCGACAGCCAAGGTATAGTCCGCGATCGCCTTCGGAGGCACATGGACATTCTTCGTGGTTCCTTTGGCCACGAAGACTTTTGGGTACTGACGAAGATCGCCAAGCCCGGATACGTAGTCCCGGACCCGGTTGCGACGGCGCTCGATGTAGGCTTCGACCGCCGCGGGCTTGAGCTGCATCATTTCGGCACACTTAACGACGGACCGAGGTAGTTGCGCGTCCGGGTGCGCTCTGAGCCAGTCCGACACGCACGAGGTCTGCGCGCGCAGGGACGTATGCGGCTTCTTTCGAGTTCCGCATAGGCCGAAAGCGCTGAACCAATTCCGCACCGTCCGGTCTGTGACACCAACTCGCGTCGCAACGTCCTCAAACGTGCCGAGTTCCTTGTAGAGGACAATCAGATCGTCTCGCCCGAGGCCAAGGCGCTCAAGGATTGTGGTGCGACGCCCGAGGTTGTCGACCTGGGTGCCTGTGGCGTCGGTCCGCGGAAGGACTCCTTGTCGCTGCTTACGATTCGGTAGGCCAGTTCGCCTTTTTTTGTCCGGGCCTTGTTGCTTTCGAGACATGATATAGCTCCTTCGTCTTCGAGTTGAGACAGAACAGTGTCAACCTCCTTGGAGCTTACTCCAGTGGAGGACATGTACGATAGGATCTTGCGACGTTCGATCTTGCCGTCGACGGCCTTCTTGTTGATGTAGTTGCGAATGGTCAAGTAATGAGTCTGGAAGCCTTCGGCTGCAGCAAGACGTTGTGTCTGCGGCATTGCGCTACGGTAGGAGCCTTCGAGAAGAGCCTTCGCTTGCTCGTAGTCGAGGACGTCGATAACGTGCGCGTCGCGATCGTAGCGTGAAATGGCGATCAAGAGTGCCAGGCGTCGAATCATAACGTCGAATCGATACTCGCCGGTACGATCTACGTATCCATCGTCGGCCTCTAAGGTGTCTTTCCAGACGTTGTACCAAGAATTGAACCAGACCTCGGCCTCAGGCGTCTCTCGGTAAGGCTCACCAATTGCGTGTCGTATGACGTAGGCCAATCGTATGGCGAGTTCCTCGATCGTTGGGAATCCGTCGAGGTGCACTGGCTTCGAAAAGCGTCGCAGCGTCGTCTCCTTGAAGATAACGCAGACTCGTGACATGAAGCCTTCACCGAAGGCCTCGGGAGGCAAGGCGTCCTTGAGTGACGTAGGCGTCGTTGCTCCGATGAATGTCAAGTAGACCTTCTCGAGGATGACGTTTCCGCGAGCGATGGTGTTGTATGAATGGCGCTCTGGGCAGTCGTAGAGGTCGGTCAAGGTATCAATCATTCCGGTCATGTACTTACGTTTCGAAAGAAATGTCGTCAGCTCCGAGACGAGAAGCGAAACTTGAGAGCCCTTGTCGAAAAGCGCTAGCCCATCGCGCCCGTGAAGGTTCATCGTCGGAGGCGGTTCGAGAAGCACTTCGAGAGCTTCAGGCGTCGTCTTCGAAGTAGCCCAGTTGAAGGTAGCGAGCTGCTCCAGGACAAGGTCCGTCGTCTCGAGGTCTGGGTCATCCGGATCAGGGACATAGGTCTCTGCGAGGCGCTCAAGGACCTTGAAGGCATGTCGCAACGAAGTCGATTTGCGGCATCGAGCCGGAGGCGCTACCAGAATCACGTACAAGTTCGGGTACAAGAGCTCGTCCTCGAGCCACTCGAAGCCAATTTCGCGTGCTGATGCGGTCGACAAAGCCCACAAGGCACCCCACAAGGTGAAGATGGTCGGCGTTTCGATGCCGCGCATTGAGGCGACGAAGTCCGCAATCCAGGTGCCTTCGGGCACGAGGGCATCCTCGGGCTCGGTGACGAGCCCTGCGTCAGGCGGAATGACGAAGGCCTTTGGGCGCTCAAACGTCGGCATAGGTGTCTCCGATCGTCGAATCGGCGCGCACAAAGCGTTCGATGCCGTGCATCACGAAGGGGCGCTCAATCTCGCGCTTCAGGAGTGCGGCGACCTCAGTCGCTTGGTCCTCGCGAACCTCAAGTATTAATTGGTCGTGGATCTGCAACACGAACGTCGCATCGAGTCCGAGGCGTTTGACTTCGTCGTAAACGCGGATCATAGCGCGGTTGATGAGACAGGCGCCAGCGCTTTGAATGCGGAAGTTCATTGCCTCGCGGACGATGTCGCGCGGCTTACCGAAGAAGATTCGAATGCGCCCGAAGGCGTTACGCACGATGCGCGTCGAGGTGACGTCGGCCTCAACGGTGGCGCGCCACTTGACATAGGCCGGATGTGCTTCGAGCCAACGAGCCTTAGCCTCGCGATACTGGGCCAGAGTGAGCGGCAAGTGCGGCGCCTCGACGACCATCTTTCGATGGACGTTCTTGTCGCCGCCACCGTAGGACATACCGCCGAACTGGAACTTCTTTGCCGCGGCACGCCCTTCTTTCCAGTACGGATGCTCTGGGCCGATGTCGTAGAGAATCTTCGTATTGAGGTCGTGAATGTTTTTGCCATTAACGTAGGCGTCGATAATTGTCGGATCGAGGGAGTCATAGCCTAGAAGTGCGACCTCAAGGTTCTCGCCGTCCGACGAGACGAGCTTGTAGCCCGGTTTGGCCTTGAAGAAGCCTCGGACCTGCTTGCCGACGCCGTGCTCTGGGAGCTGCTCCAGGTTTGGACGACTACAACTGAGTCTTCCTGTAGCAGTGCCCCATATGTTCCACGAGGCACGAATGCGCCCATCAGGATCGACGATGTACTTCGTGAAGGAAGACTTTAGCTTCTGAAGCTCCGACAGTTGTCCAAGGTCTGCGATAAATGAGATGACATCTTCGATCGAAGAGACTTCGTCTTCGTACTTCTCAGGATGAACGAGGGCTGCGATGGACTCGAGCCTGTTGTTAAGCTGCACGGTGTATGCGAGTAGTGCCTCGGCCCCGACGCCCGCAAGACCTGAGTCAGTTTTCAGCGGAGACCAAGACGATAGGGTGTACTTGGCTTTGCAGAAGTCGCGGACGATTTCGAGTCTGTGGAGTTCTTCGTAAGCTGCGGTCCCAGGACGCTTCACAGAAGTTGACGCGATTTCTTCGACGCCGAGAACATCAGCCTCGGGGATATTATGCTTCAGAGTACGCAGGGCAACGCCTTGGAAAAACTTCGAATCTGCGCGGTCGCCGGACTTGAGGTGCTTCGTGTAGCGGACCAAGGTACCTCGAAGCTGACGGAACTTCGCCGGTACGATTCCGTACAAGAAGTATCGGAGCTCTTCGTCGCTGCCGAAGTCGAACTCCGCAGGCAGGGCGTAGGCCTCACGGATCTCAGCAAGCTTCTCGGCCAAGGACCGATCCAGTAGCAAATCGAACTTTTCGAGGTGTTCGACGTCGAAGGTGATACCGGCCTCAGACATCTGAAGCAAGGGTCCGATGAGACGCCTTGTCTCCTCGTTGTAGAACTGCGTTAGACCAAGCTTCTCGAGATGCGCAAGCATCGAAGGGAGTATCTGCGCCAAGACAACGCAATCGCGTAGGTTGTATCGACGCATCTCGATCTGGTCCATCTCGAGGATGCCCTTGTCGCGGTTCTTGAAGACCTCTTTCCATTCAGGAGTCTTGCCGTAGACGGACGTGATGAAGGCGAGATCGTGCCGCGTCTCAGGTGAGACAAGCGAATGCAGCACGAGGGTGTCGTGTGCAATCGAAGCGTCGTCGATTCGAAAGCCTTCGGCGCGTCGGAGCAATGGCACGTCGAAGAAGCAGTTCTGAAATACGATCGGACAGTTGTCGAAGACGGACTGAACAAGGGCATGTACTTCGTCGGAGTGGCCGTTCCAGTAAGGGAATCCGTGCTCCTTCAGGAACGGGATGCTGATGGCTTTGGTTGCGGACTCGGCAAGCCCGAGGACGACGACACGTGCGCCTCGAGACCACTTGAGTCCTGTTGTCTCGGTGTCTGCGTAGAGAAGGGTCTTCTTCGCAGTGACACGTTTGACGAAGGCGCGCAAGTCGTCAAGAGATGGCTCCAAGTTGAAGTCCTCTCGAATGCGGGTCCAACCGTTGTCTGCGATGTCCTTGATCTTGCCCCAGTCGTGGATGAAGACGCCAAGGTCCTGGTAGCCAGAGCCGTCACGCTTCGCTCCAGAGCCACGAAGGACCGCGCTCGGATGCAACGTTGGAACAAAGAGCATTCCGTCCTTCTCGTAGACGGAGCCACGCATCGTCGAGATGCTGCCTTCGAAACCGGCTGCTTTGAGGGCGACGTTGCCCATCAAGGCGACGATCTTGACGCCTCGGGCCTTCATTGCTTTGAGTTCTGCCTCAAAGCCTGGGGTACAGCATGCCAAGGCGTCGACGCCTTCGAAGCTGCGCATGTCATTGTGCGGTGGCTGACAGCAGACGACGTTGCTGACCCAGAGACCGGCGCGGTTGATGCCATTCTCCTTGAGGGCCTTCATCCAGAGACTGCCTGCGGGGCCGATGAGCGGTCGGCCTTCGTGGGCTTCGGCCTCACCGGGCGCTTCGGCAACAACCGCGATTCGGACGTCGCCATCGGGGACTTCGCTCCAGACGCGGCGGCGATCGCGCAACGGACACAAGGTGCATGTCGATTTAGTGCGCGTGTAGCGCATATGGGGCTCCTTAGAAGTGGAGGTTGAACGCGGCGAGAAGCAACAGGAAGGCACTCACGACGAGGGCGCCAAGTTCGGCCTCATTCGGACGCTGACGTGGCATTGGAGGACCTCCGCTTGAACGGCCGTGCACCGAGGCGCTCGACACGGATGACGTCGTGCTTGGTGTAGCCCTGCGCATGAAACTTAGCGTAGAAGTCCCTAAGCGCAGTCTCGAAGCTACGCTCAGGACTCATGTACTTCGACGTGGAGCCCTCGTGATTGCGGTAGAGGATGCTGAAGTTCATTTGGACTCCTTGGGTTGCTTCTTAAGTACTACGTCCGGCGGCAGTCCGAGAGCCTCAATGGCCTCGGCCTTGGCCTCATCAATGTCGTGTGTCGTCGTCGTCCAAGACTCAAACACACGACCTTTGCGTAGGACGTCGAACGTCACGGAACGTGCAGCCTTGTTGCTCATACGCCTACCACGTTCCAATCATGCGTCGACTTGCAGACGAAAGTGTCGATCTCGTCGAAGCTGAAGCCTGCCGCGGCATTGAGGAACAGGAACGTTTGCCGCGCCGGAGGCAGCGGGAAGACGAGGTCCTCGATCTGACCGTCTGCAACGCGTGCCGGGCTGTAAATGATCTCGTCCACGGACGACAGGAACGGAGTCGCATCACGGACTGAGGCCGTGGTCCACGAGACGCTCTCGGACATCTGGCGCGGGATGACGTTACCGTTGACTGCAAGATGGACCCGGAAGCCGTACTCGAAGAGCGCATTGCATGCGATGGGCAAGAGCGGATCGTCTCCGGACATTGGACCAGAGACGTGGACGATCTTGCGCCTCGGCGGAAGGCGCGCATGAAGAAGAGCCTTCAACAGCAGTGCAAGCGAGTCCGGGTCACCGGGAACGTCATTCAGGACGACGTTGCAGGCAAGGGCACCGCGAAATAGGCCTTCGCGGATGAAGTCGATCTTGGCCGACTTGAACCAAGGGCACTTAGCGAGATCAAGCGTTCGCATCAGGAACCTCCTTCAACTGGACTAAGCGGGCAAAGCAGACAGGGCACAGGGAGTGTGGCGGGCTCATCGCAGGACCAGAGGGCTTTCCGCAAAGGGTCCGTCCGGACGCAAGGACCGCGTGGGTCGTCGTGCCGTAGGTCAATGTGCGCAACGTGGGCGCCGCTTTGGCACGTTTGCGAGGCGCTGTCAGCGCGAAGGCTCCGACGATCATCATGCCTGAGGTGCCGAGGAGAAAGCAGAGTTCGACCGTCTTGGGCGCAACTCGGAGAGCTTTTCCGACGACGTCGAACATCGACGTTGAGGTCGAAGTCTTGGAGGCCGCGATCCGTTTCGCGGTCCGTACCTCAAGTCGCTTGGCCTCAAGTGAGGCACGCAGGTCGGCCGAGATTCGGTTCAGTTCGCGCAGTCGTGTCGTGAAGTCCTCAGGAGTCTTTGCGATGGCGTCTCGGTTCGTTGCAAGGTCGGCCTCAAGCGAGGCGACTTCGGACTCGAGATCCGCGACCTCTGAGGCAACGACGGTATTGGACGCATTTTGGGCCTCGACAATCGAAAGGGAACTTGAGCCCGCGGCAAACAGAGACAGTATTGCAAAGCCGCACGCGACGACGATGAAGACAGGGTTACGATCATGGACGCCTCGGACCCAAAGGAGCATCATGCCGGTGTCAAACGAGACCGCAAGGAGCGAATAAGCGACGACGTAGTACCAGACGCCAGAGGCGACTTCGAGATATAGAATGAGTGAGAAGATCGCGTTGACGACAAACAGGACAAGGCCAAAGCACATGTCCAAGGGCAGCTTCTTCAATATCACAGGCAGTCCTTTTGAAGAGGGGGACAAGGCGCTTAGGTCCTTGTCCCCCTTAGGGCTCAGCGGGATACTGTCCTAGAACGCCATGGCGACGCTGGTCTTGGTGGCGTTCTTCATCGTATTAGCCCTGCACCGCGGCGAAGCGGTCGAAGCCTTCGCGCTTGCCGTACTCGGCGCTATCCTCGACCTTCACCGTGGCGTAGAAGCGCTTGCTGATGAAGTCCGCGTCGTCGATGGCCTGGTGCGCAGCGCGCTCGTCAGCAAAGTCACAGGCATCGAGGAAAGCGTTAATGCGGAAGGCACAAGCCTTTCCTCCGTCCTTATGAGCCGGAGTCGGGTAGTACAGGAAAAAGGTCTTCACCGCACCGATAGGGCTCGAGCCGTCGTCCTGCTCGGGACCATCGAGTACGTTAACCGTGACCATGATGGCCTTAGTGTGCTTCTCGTTGTCGAAGACCTTGTTCGAGTCGAGACCCTGGATCTCGAGCGCGTAACGGCCGGCCTTGAGGCAATCGTCGGCGGCGGCATCTACTCCGATGTAGTCCATGTCCATGAAGTGCTCCTTCGAAGTTTAGGGGACCTCGAAACCCCGTATGTGCATTGCGTGGTCATTGGACAACGTCCGGCCACGCGAATTGCCCTTATGAACGATCGAAATCAGCACGCAGCTTAGAGGCTTTGCGCTCAAGACGATAACGGGTCAGAATGCGAAGACTGTCGCGCAAGTACGTTGCGGTATCGGCGAAGATGCAGACGAAGCCAACGGCGAGGCAGATGGCGATCAGGACGCCGACGCCCGCGGTCGCAAAGATCTGCGCGACACTCAAGCGCGGGCCTTCGCATCGAAGGCGACGAGCTTATCGTAGGTCGGGTCCTCGACGCGATAGGGGATCTTGAGCTTGGTCTTGGCCCCGAAGAACTGGATCTTGGCGCTGTACATGAAGTAGGTGACCTTGTCCTTGGAACCCTCGGTCGTGAAGTAGTAGACCTCGTCGAAGTCGCCCATGACGACGTTTCGATAAGAGCCGACCATCAACGGACCACCGTACATGGTCCCGGTGTTCTCGTCGCGGTTCACATCGGGCAATGCTGTGACGACGATGTTGTACATGAGGCTGAGGCGCTTGAAACGTTTGCCAAGTTCGGTCTGGATGTTGAGAAGCTTGCCATACTCGTCGTAGGACGGCTTCGTTTTCAAAGGGTCCTTACCGATTTCGAAGAGCATGTCCGCGATGGCGCTATTGGAGAAGGCAGTGAAGCTATCCAGGGCGATGGTATCGATTTCGTTGAAGTCGAGGACGCGGCCGTCGTCGAGTTCGAGCTTCGAACGGGCCTGAGCCGCGGTCAGAATCGCGAAGACCCGGTCGACAATGCCGCGGGACTCGAGGCATGGGATGCATGGGATGTGCTTGTCGCGCAGCGTGCGGCCACCCTTGTCGGTGTCGATTACCAGGAGCCTTGGCCAGGAACCAAGGAACGTCGTCTTGCCGGAACCGGACTCTCCATAGATGAGCGCTCGCTGGAAGATCGACTTGTCGTCATCGAAGTAGCCGAGGTCGTTGAGCCACGCGGGGCCTTTGAGCTTCGAGGGCGCCGGAGGCAGCTTGACAGGAATCGAGGCATCGGGCATCAGTATCTCCTTCGCCGCATTGCGGCATTCAAGATCGAGGTAGGCGTCGAAATCGGACTCACCCGTTAGAAGGTCAGACCACTGGTCGTGGTGAAGTGCGCTCGGTTGCGAAGCACAGAGAACGGAACTCGTTCGAGGACACGTTCGTGGGACAGATCGACGAACGGTCCAAAGACCTGTGGGTCGAAGGCGATCCAAGACATTCCGAGACGAGCTTCGACGAGGGCATGGGCACCGTCCTTAGACGCGATGACAACGACTCGAGACTCGATGTCGTTGGCCTCAAGAAGCGCGACCTCGGCCGTTGCGAAGTCTCGGCACACGCCGCCGAGGCGGACGAAGGCCGGCGGTTCGAGCCATCGGTCGTCGTCGCGAGCAACGTATCGAACCGAGCTGACGAAGGCCCACGTTGAAAGAATCACGGACTCATCAGTCGGACCGCGGTAGACATGCCTAGTGCCCTCAGGCTGCGGGAGCCAGGACTGCGCAGTTGCGGTGAAGACGCACAGGGCGACAAGAGCCGCCGCCAAGGCGAAGAGCAGCGGGCGCTTCACTGCGTCAGACTTCGATGGAGGCATCCGAAGCCTCAGCGTGGAGGAAGCCGCACGGAACATCGCCAGGACGCGTGCGCGCCTTGCAAATGGTCTCGTAGGCACAGCCGAACTGACCGCAGACGAGGCCATTACGTGGGAAGTAGAACTCGGGAGGGACTTCGGCATCAGGGGCTTCGATGGCGGCGCACTTCTGCGCAATCTCGGAGGCGATGCCCGAGAAGCCGAGAGCGGCTTCGGCCAGTTCGCGCTTGGAGCGACCGAGAAGACAGGGGCGCTCGGCAAGGATAGGTCCATTCTGACGTTGGTATAGGATGTCCGGGAGGACGTCGACTGCGAAATCGGGGTCCGTGAAGCCAAGGGACCGCAGCCCAAGAAGCTGCGCATCGACCTGCCCGGAACAGGCGACAGACTTCTGCATGGCGCCGACAGACTTCGAAGTGGACTTCGTTTCGAGGGCGACGATGTGCTGCGGATTGGTCATTCGGACCTGCAGTATTGCGTCCGGGCGCACCGTCATGGAGAAGCCCCCAGGCAGCGGGAACTTGATCTCCTCTTCGACAGCGAGGACCTCGTAGGTGTCGAGATCGTGCGCGGCCCATTTGGAGTGCCACGCCGCAAGCATCGGTCCGAGGCGCTTCGCGTCAGTGTCGAAATCGTCCCGGCGCTCGTAGAGGTCTTTCTGCGAAGCGAGGGACAGAACCCCTGCGGAGACGAAGTCGGCCGTCGAGGTCTGAACTCCTAGTTGCATGTCCTTATAGAAGGCTTCTTTGGCCGCATGGACCGCGGTTCCGAAAAGAAGCGCCTTTCCTTGGTGTACGGGCTCGAGGCCGAGGACGTAGTGCAAGTAGAAGCGCCAGGGACAGACCTGGTACTCGTTCAGGAAATGGAATCCGCGCGAAGTTCCTTTGGACCGAGACGCGGTCGTCGTCGTCGAATCAGGCATGTGTGCCTCCTTTATGTCGGACGAAATGAAGTTTAGACCTCGAGACGACTTGCGTCAAGAGGGGAAATGAAAAATCGTTTCAAGACTTGCCCTCAAGCCCCGGCGCAGTGGGAGGCGAGGAGAGGAGGGCGACCTTCAGTTCAACGAGTTGGCGTTCCCACTCCTCCGCCTGCAAGAGCAAGCGCTCGCGATGCTCCTCTTCCGGAACGACTCCGGATAGGTAGTTGCGCGTCATGTAGCAGCCCCATGCGCCATGATTCAACGCCTCCCTCAGCCCCTCCGCGCTCGGCTCCTCGACAGGAAGAAAGAGCACGTCGCCCACTTCATCGAAATCGGAATCGTGAGGCCACTCTTCCCCGGCACAATCTTCGGGGCATGATTCAGTATGCTCGTGATAATTTGACTTCTTGTCCGTGACCTCGAAATGCGACCGATGGGTAATTTTTGCTATGTAGCTATACCCCTGCACCATCTCGATACTGATCCCTTCCGAGTTGCACTCATCGAGCCAGCGCTCGGCTTCCTCGAAAGTATCGAAGGTTTCAGACTCGCAGTTCCCTGCGTCATAAGCGACATATTTGGCTAACTTCATTTCTTGTCCTCCGCGCTCGGCTCTGAGGGGCGGGACGTGGCGAGGGGCCGGCTCTCAAAATACTCGCAGGCTGCCTCTTTGCTGTCGCGCACGCAAGACTCCACCGTGTCGTTGTGCCCCTGTATGTAGCCAGCCTCGAAGGCATCCCACATCCGCGATCGGACAGCCTCGGGCTCCGAGAGACGGGCGGCGAGGCGATCTCGTAGCTCGAGGTTTTCCTGAGCGATTCTGTTATACGCCTGAGCTAACTCGGAAACGCGGGCCGCGACGAAGCGCTCGATCTTCGCTGCCGCTCCAATAGACGGGTCGTCATTCCCGTCGGGGTGGCGGCCTAGTGAGTTTTCATACCAGGCGTATATTTCTTCCGCCAGCTCCCGCGCGTCCTTCGCCGCTTCGGGCGTTATGCCGATTTTGTCTGTTGTATCTAACCTCACCATGTCGTAGGGTCCAGGGAGCAGCTCGCTCGATCTCAGTGCCGCTCGCGCCGCTTCGGGCTGGGGGCGGTCGGCAAGGCGGACCGCGACGAAGTGATCGATTTTGGTGGCGGCCATGGACACCGCGTCCTCGGCCAAGAGGGCACCCAGCGAGCCTTCGGCATACCATTGAGGATCGTTGCCCAGTATCGATATCGCCAGCTCCCGCGCTCTTTTCTCTGTTCTATCGCTCATATTGACCTCACCATATCCTTCAGCGCCTTGAGCTTCATACTATCCCTTTTCGCCGCGATGAGCTCTTCGATCAAATGCTGATCGAACTTTCTCGATGCGTCAGGATATCCTTGGCTGTGCATGATCTCTTCGATCAACGTCGCCAGGAGATAGTTCTTATCGCCCATGAACTTCGACGAGAGGCGAACCCTATTATGATCGAGAGAATACTGCGCGACTCGGTCAGGCGCATTCGGGAAGAGACCAATCTCGAACATGAGCGCGTCATTAGAGTATCCCATAGCGCGGACCTCGTCGAGGGCTTCTTCTAACAGCTCCGTGTCACGAGCCGCTTCCAACTCATTCGAAGCAACGAAATCGTGGTCCCCGTTGTTCCAGATGTTCAAATCCTCGAACTGCTCGCCGAGTTTCTTGACGAGTTCGTCGGGGAGAAGAACGCCGTGCATGCGATCTTCAACAGGGAGGAAGTGTGCGCAGGAAGAGGGATAGATGGGAGTCTGACCGAGGACGCGACGCCACGCCTCGGAGAACGTCTCGCTCGAGTAGGACCAACACGCGCTTTTCTCGACAGACTCGCCGCCCGCATTCTGAGCGTGAAGGTACTCTTGTATGATCGACTCGTCCTCGACCACTGACAAGGCGGACGCCACGCGTTCAAGGGGTTGATAAGACAGGGAGAAGATTCGGCTTTCGTTGATTTCGATGGAAGCGAAGTTATACCGGAACCGAGCCCGTGTCTCCTCGAATCCGCATATGCGCACTCCCTTTCGGTAGTACGCTCTTTTCCCTGACGGATTATCGAGAATATCGACTCGGCCATACTCCGTCTCGACGGACACAAGAGGGTCTGACTGGAGCAGATATTCATCGATGGAGGAGTAAAACAGAACGACGGGCTCGGCCATTTCGATATAGACGTTCGTTTCGCCTTCGAATCCTTCGATTTGGTCCGTAACGTCCAGCGTGTATCCGCCTTCGTCGATAGCGTTGCAGATAAACTCTCGGATAGCGAACCAGACTTCCCACGACGGACCCATGCGCGTCGTGTACGACGTAGGCTGTCCGTCGATCCATATCTGCTCGAACATCCTTCCATTGAACTCGACCGTCTTTGTCTCTACAGGAAGCTCTCTTACGCCGCTGAACAATCGGATACCGATACCGTTCCGTAGGAGCGTGGAGAGCGCGTACTTCGCGCCTGAACCGAAGAAACCGATCTTCGTTTCGTCGCCCTCTTTTGTAGAGGCGCCGAGCAGGGCGAGCGCTCCTAGCGCGATTTCACCGTCGTTGCGTATTTTGAGCATCATGACGGAATGTCCTCGCGAAGATGGTCGATAATAGGACAGTCGGGGTCGTTATTCATCCGCGGTCGTTTTTCTTCATCGTCGTCTGGGGACCACCCCTCAAGCACGACCTCAACGTCGCTCTCCACACCTTGCCCTGTTCTCTTCTGCTTGATAGCGTCCGCTCCTAGGAGCAAGACCGCGCCGAACAAGGACCATTCTGGCACGCTAGAGAAGACAATCTGCCCTGTGTACTGTAATGTCTGATCCTTTTGTCCCATGAACAGGGTGTCGTAGACGTGAGCGCCCTTCTTTTCAGATCGTAACTTGATCGTTAGCATGTCCAATGCCTCCTTTATCCAACGTGAGACTAGATACGCGTTCTTTGGAGCCGGTCCGTCAACGTAGTCCCTCGCACCGAAGGACGCTCAGCGTGATTCCTTTCAGCGAGCATGGCGGCGGCAAACCGGTATGCGTCCTCGGCCGCGCCGTCGAAGTCATACGCTCTTGCCGGATTGGCAAGCATTCCTTCAAGCGCCTGCCCTGCGAAGTGGTCGAGGAGGGACATGTCCTTGAGATACAGTACATTCGGTACTACCTGGTTCTCGGTCTCGGTCGGGAACGCTGGCCCACCGTCGTCTTTCTTGCTCATTCCTTGGCCTCCCACATGTCGGCGGCGTCTTCAGACTTGGGAGCAAGTTTGAGAAGGACGGCCTCTTCGAGGTCGATCCAGAACTGCGGCATCGCGTACTTGTTGAGGAAGTCGCGCATCTCAGTACGCGACTCCTTCGTGTAGACAGCGTCGAAGTCAAAGGACTCCGATTCCGCAGGATGCCCCGGATCGCCGTTCGGAAGCGTCTGGACCTCGGGGCTGCCTTTGTAGTAGGTGCCCAAGATATGAAGGCCTAGCCCTTCAAGGACGACATGGACTTCCGTCTTCACTTCAAGGCCTCGGCGCTCGAATGACGCCAGCCGGTAAGGTCGCGTGCGTCGATCCAACCGAGCCCCTGGATCTTGATTTGCGTCCAGGACCAAGGACTACCCATTTGTCGCAAGGCCTCGCACACGACCCGCGTGTCCTTGACGAAGCCACGATCGGCGTCGACGTCATGTCGCAGGGTATCGATCCACTTGAGTGGAGGCTTATACATCCTTGGACTCCTTCGAGCGCTTGGGCTCTTCGTGGTGACGGACCTCGTAGGTCTCGTCGACCGGGATGAGATTCGTCGCCATGACCGGGACGCTGAACTGTGTCATGTATAGGGCAGCCCGAGAGCCGGCTCCACCTTGGGCCGGATCTCCCTTGAGGACCGAACGGCATATGTGCACCGTGGTGATCTTGTTGTTCAGGAGTGGATGCCTGATGTACTGCATCCGGGCGAGGCGGTACGTGGCGCCTTCGATGATTTCGTGCTGCTTCAACGGAGGTGCTCCTTTTCAAAATCGCGCATGATGTCACGCTCGAGTTCGGCCGCGACGGACTCGACCAGTTCGAGTTCAAGCATGGCGCGCTCAAGGGTCTCGCAGAGGCGCCGATTGCGCGCCGTCGAAAGCACGAACTGGCACAAGGCTGGTCCGAGCCGTAGACTGAAGCCCGCAACGAGACGCGCAAGCTCGCGCTTGCCCTCAGGATCAAGAAGCCTTACGCGACACTCACGTAAGACGGCGTCACGGAGTTCGATGTCAGTCACCGAGGGCTGTCTTCGTGAGCCTGCAGGCGCCGACGTCGCTCTACTTCGGCTACTATGGCGGCATAGTCAAGGGCCTTGACGTCGAGTCCACGCGCTTCGCCCTCAAGTTCGAGGTCGGACAAGGCCTCGAGGCGTTTCTTGAGATCGTGCTCCAGGTGGCCCATAAAGGCCTTCGAAGCGTTGCGCCGTTCGACGTAATCGAGCGCCACGAAGCGCGCTTCGACGAGATCCGATCGGTGCGACGAGTTGATATAGAGGCCTTCGTCCGAGGTCCAGACGAAACGGAGCGCAAAGGGATCGAGCTTGTGCACCTCGAGAAAGTCCTTAAAGGTCTTGTTAAGGGCCTCCTCGAGGCCTTCGTACTGCACATGTAGTTGCATAGATCAGTCCTTTGAGATATTTTTAAGCAGCTGTCGAACCTTTGTTATATTGCCTATAGGGACAAGAGCCTTGCACGCCTGGTCCTCTTCGGGGACGAAAGGCGCGATCTCAGGCGCCGCCTCGAGGAGCTGCTCCGCGGTATTGCAGCTATTGAGAATCTGTCGGACGAGGCGCTTCGACTCTTCGCGCTCCCTCTTGAGTAGCTCGATCTCGTGGAGCTTCGCCTTGATCTCTTTACATGGCGCGACGGTCGGATAGCCTTCGCCGCACTTAATCGGGTACGGCTTCGAGAGTCTCACGGTTTTGTAAATACCGTCGCCGAGGATTCTCCCGGTCGATCCTGTCCCGACGTACTCGCAGCACTCCTTAAGCGGCAGGCCCTCGGACTGCTTGGCGATTATCCCCTCTACGATCGCTGCAAGCTCATTCTCCATTTTGCTCTCTCGCTCCTCATACTTGAGCGTGAGCACCTTCCGTTCGATAGCCTCTTTCAGCATCTTGGTAAGCGTCATCTGAAGTCTCCTTTGGTGTCTTGGTTGTTCCAGCCGCGCCACGTGGAGGCGACACTGAGCGGCCGTACGGGGCACCGTACTAGATGCCCCGTTGAAGGATCTTTCTTAGTCCTCCTTGGCCTTGGCGAAGAGCACGTCGCCGAGCGCCTTCGTGAAGTCGGCCTTCTGCTGCACCAGGAACAGCTCCCGATCAAGGGCGACGATCTGGTCGATGATTGAGGACTGAACGTCGCGTTCGGAGGTCTTGCCGAGCTTCTGGATGAGATCGATGCGCGCCGCGGTGTTCTTGTCCTCGAGGTCCTTGACGTCCTGGATCTTGTCGTCGATGCGACGCTTCACGGAGGCTTCGATGGCGGGCCACTTCAGCTCGTCGATGATAGCCTGCGTAGCGGTGGCGATCTTCTTGAACATGGTCATTTGGAGCTCCTTAGAAGTTGAAAATACGATCCGCTAGGCGGTCGTCGAAAGCCGATTCGGGGAAAGACGCAAGGTCTTCGGCTATCTTGAGTCTCAGGATTGCGTCGGATTTGCAGTAACCCACCACGCTATCGTCCGCTTTGATACACCGTTCAGCGAACTCCCGGTTGCTGATTTGTTGTCGCGAGAGTTGCTGCGCGTCGGCGTTCGGTTCCGGATGCTCTTCGAGCCACTTGGTGAAGAAGGCGACTCCGGCCTCGTTGAGAGTGTCTCCACCCGCTGGAGCCCCCGGCCCTGTTGCCAGTCCGTCGCACTGAGTTGAGCCAGGTCTGTTATGCCCTATGGCAGGACACTTGTAGCATGATATCTCGCGGCATGTCTTCTGCACCAATATTTTAAGTGCATTTTTGCGTAGGTCAGACATGTATGCCATCTTAGTCCTCTTTCTCGAATGGATGAACGAGGCGCAGCGCCTTGGCGTCGTGACATCTGAGAGCCTCGACCTCATTCGCATAGACCTGCCCGCAAGCGCTGCACATCCACGATTCCGAGGGGACGATTGCCAAGGGGCTGCCGCACCGTACGGCGCATGCCGCAAGGACGAATCCGAGGCAGACGACGTAGACGACGAGTTCGAGACGGTGCAATGCCTGGGACTTGGTCACTGGTTACTCCTTCTTCTGCGGCTTGAACTCGACGTGCTCCGCGACGATTATCACGCGGGAGCACGACTTGCCCTCGGAGTCCTGCCAGCGATCCTGCTTGAGACGGCCCATGACGCGGACGCCCCTGCCCTTCTTGAGGTTCTGCGCGCAGACGAGGCCCAGCTTCGCCCAGGCCTCGACGTCGAAGTACGACACTTCCTCCTCGCTCTCGTCGTTCCGCTTGTAGAACCTGCCGCACGCGACGGTGAAGTTGCAGACCTGCGTACCGGATGAGAGGTCCTTGAGTTCCGGGTCCGCCGTCAAAGCGCCCTCAAGAAGAATGCTGTTCAGACTGTTCATCGGTTTCTCCTTTGCGAAAAATGTATCACGCTTCCGCCTTTGGCGCAAGTCGTAAAAATGTGACTCTCGAGCTTTTCAGCGCGCCGGCCAAGGGCGGCGTCGGCGGTCAGCTCCAAGGCCCCGGATTCTGGGTCGAAGTACCGGGTCAGATTTCGTACTGGGGCGCGTACCATGTAAATAGGAGTCGCTCCATCGTCAAGGTCGACGTCGGCTGCCGTAACACAGAAGTCAGCTTGTGTCAGGTGCCGCAGTCTCAGCACCGTGGTGTCGAAGAAGTGCGACTCCGGCCAGGCACGCTTATGAATGCGTTCGACGACGAATATGTCCATCTAGGGCTCCTTAGGGATCAGTATTTTGCGAAGGCGAAACGCGCCTTTAGAGTCTGTTCGCGTCGAAGTAGTAACTGTCGTAAATGTGGTCGTCGGGCTCATTTGATGCAGTCTCCCCAGGCGCCGATGAAGACTTTCGATGAACCTTGGTAGTGCAGGAGCGTCTTGATGTACGGATCACCGAAGTTCACGTATTCGAGCCTGTTACGATCTCTTGTCTCGCATCCGTCGACGGACCCGACGCCGTAGCCGTGAACGATCTCGTCAAGGGCCGACATGACCATCTTGGAACGCCAGGGCTCGTTGTAGCAGCCGATACGCCACTCTTCGGTCTGGGGGAAGCCGTCCGCGATGGCGGACCACTTGATTGCGCCCGCAGCGTAGGCACGCAACAGCTTGTAGTTGCGATTGAATACGTCCTCGGTCATGGGGAGCTTGCCCTGCACGAGGGCATAGACGGCCTTGACGTCGGGAAGGGTCAGTTTCATGGTGTGCTCCTTTACTTGGTCCAGCGTCTATTAGTTCCCGGTCCTTGGGGATGTAGGGCTCCTTGTGGTGTATTCGGCTATTTGGCGTAGGCTAACGCAGAGTTCGCTAGTTGGACTAAAGGCAGCGTAGCAGCGGCGGCGGCGTCAGCGGCGGCGTGGGCGGCGTAGACGGCGGCGCGGGTGGCTCGGACGGCGTCAGCGGCGGCGTAGGCGGCGTAGGCGGCGGCGCGGGCATAGGCGGCGTTGGCGTTGACGTAGGCGTTGGCGCGGGCGTTGGCGTAGACGCGGGCGGCAGCGTAGGCATAGGCGGCGGCGTTGGCGGCGGCGTAGACGTCGATCCTATTCATTCCATTCAACCAAGCCTGCGCCCACCGGTTCCACGCGGGGACTTTGTACACCTCCATAGCGCACAGTATGCCGAACGCCGTCCGTACTGACCACGTTACATTCGGTAGTGGTAGTTCCTTCACTAAGGTCATTGCCTTATACCCACGCTTGAGTCCTCTATCGTTAAGGCCCCTGCCCTCCGTCCTAACGGCGAACAGCCGAGGGACGGCTATGTTTGCGTGGATCGGGTTCAGCAGGAGCGCTAATACGGGATCATCGTAGCAGTGAAGCCACGATGCGGAGCATAGCTCCTTGTCGTCCCCCTCGACGGACGCCTTAACTCCTAGCGTCCACTGGAACCCGTTGTACGTGCGCATGTCCTGATCGGTGAGCTTGTACCTAGTAATAGACATACCTGGCCTCCTTTACTTGGCCCAACGCTCGCCGTTCATGTAGGCAGCGAGGCGTCGGCCTGCGTCGGCGGACTTGCACCGGGCGTATAGCTCGCCTTTCGTCTCGTTGTAGACCGTACCTATGTCTGTCGAGACGAACTTGTCGAAGCGGACGTTGTCGCGCTTGTAGACGGTCCTGATCTTGCCGTGAGAGTCCTTCGTGTCGATGCGTATGATACTGTCGACCATGATGCCCTGGCCGCCTGACGATCGGCTCGAATGGACCAGCAGAGGTATCTTCTGGCTTCCGCACGAGCGGCCGACGTGGCCGATAGTACCGTACTCCTCGTTTCGACATCGGCCTTCGGAGCCTTCCCAAAGACGGAGACGTTGCTTGCGCTCGCGGGAGGTCTCGAGCCACTCGACCACCTTAGGGTCGGTGCCGTCGGGATACGCGGTTCCGTTCACGATCATGGCGTTTGCTCCTTCACGTTCTTGACGATGGTGGCGAGGAGGCCCTGGTTGCCCTCAAGCTTTCGTGCCCGCCTCACGATGGCGGATGCGGTCTTCATCTCCTCGGGCGTGGCGTCGAAATTGATCTCGTTCACGTTCTCCCTCTACAGAACTTCGATAACGCGGAAGTACAGCTTGAAGGCCTGAACTACGTTGCCGGCACCTGAGTACACGGGAATGATGTGCGCGGCCTTGATCTTGTCCGCGAGCTCGGCGCGCATGGCGTCGGACATCGTGTTGCTGAATACCCCGGAGCCTATGTGCTCATAGCCTCCTCCGAGGCCCATCTTGCGTAGCGCGGAGGAGACAGCCGCGGAGAACTTGTCGTAGCTGCCGCCGCCCGCGCGGCCTTCGTCGAAGTCGGGGCTGGCGTTGTCGGGCAGCGTTGGTCTTCCCGTAAGGCCGAGCACCTCGTATCCGTGGTCCCAAAGGATGACCTTGGCGTGGCATACGGCGCCGTTCGGGCTGTCGGTGTAGTAGGCGAGGATCTTGCCGCACTCGACGCCGGTCGTCTTGTCAAGGAGCAGCATAGCCTTGTCCATACTGTGGTCGATGAAGTATTTCATATGTATACTCTCCCTTTGAGCTCAAAGATCTCTTTCATACTGTAGGCGACGAGGCCTTTGAGCATGTGCCCTATGACGTGGCCTTCGTCGGTCTTGAGGTCGAACCACGCCCGGATGAGGCCGGACGTTGCGTTGCCTAGGTACAAGGGATCGCTCGTACCACGTGCCACGTCGTATGCCTCGGCTATCTGGGCTAAGGATTCTCCTAACGTGGTCATACTAGCTCCTCGTAGTCGCGCTCTAGGACGATGGCGCCCCTAAACTTGGAGGCTTCGGCCTTGGCGAGTAAAAGCTCGTCCGGACCGTAGGTGGTCCAGGTCAAGCCCCTGAACGTCGGCGTGAGCTGCATTCCGTAGAGCGCATCAAAGATACAGACCCTGAAGGCGAACGGGACGTAGTCGACCTCGATCTGGGGTGAGTCGCTCATACGACCGACCGGAGGACCACGTCCTTGTAGCCGTGGTCGAAGGGCGGCTTACGCTTCATAGGTCGACCCGTGCGTATAGGGCATCGAGGCGTCTGAAGGCGTCGAGTTCGGCGTTCACGACATGGCGACGCATGGCGGCTCGGGCCTCACGGTCTTCGCGCTCGAGGCGAGCGACTTCAGAAGCGTGCTTGAAGCGGCTGACGGCTTCGTCGAGCGCCAGATCGGTTGTTGACTTGCGGTTGGTCCTGCTCATCGAATGCTCCTTTCAGGGGTCGGAGGCTTAGGTGCCCTCCGACCCCTGAGGCGACTTAGGCCTTGGCGTCCTGGCTCGCGGTGGGCTTGGAACCGATGAGTGTGGCGGTGAGGGCGACCTGGTACATCTGTCCCTCGATCGCCAGTTTGCCGTTGCCGTAGTAGCCCACGCTGCCTGTCGAGAAGGTCTTCTTGAGAGCGGCGATGAGGCCATACTGACCTAGCGCGGCCTCGAGGACCTGGGGAGCGGTGGGGGCCATGGCGATGGGCTGCGTGTTGGAGGTGGGCTTCGTCTCGGTGTTCTTGGGCATCTTAGTCTCCGTGGGCGCTGGAGTGTATTTGCGGCCTGGGGCCGTATTCCAACGTCCTGAAAAGCGTTTTTCGCGCTTTCTGTGCGACGAAATCAAACTTAGCCTGGTTTTCCGGAACTTTGCAAGTCCTAAAAACTATTTTTGGACGCTTTTTTTGAGGCGAGTTGGCACAAGGTTTGCGAAGCACCAAGGACCAAGGACCAAGGTGGCCTGGGATTTCTAGAGATTTCTAAAACGATTTCTAGTGTCTAAGTGCTTGTGGTGCGAGACTTTGGGCGATTTCTAGAGATTTCTAGGATTTCTAGTAAAGTGCGGACTGGCATGTGTAAGTAAATAGACAGGTGTATATCAATACAGTGTACGTAATGACGCTTAGAGAGTGTGTGGGGTCTTAGTTCTAGAAAAGACTAGAAAAACTAGAAAAACGCCTTAGGCGTATATGACATAAGGACTTAGGTCAACTAGAAACTTTTAGAAATTTCTAGAAAAAGACTAGAAACTCGGATGCAGGATTTCGCGCACAGTGATCTGTGGTGCATTCGATGCGCTTTGGCGCATCTGGAACGCTTTGGCGCATGACACTTAGGGCCCTTTGTGTCAAACTTCGCGGCCTTTTAGGTGTCTCGGTGTTCTTGGCCGCCCGAAGGCGGCCCCAGGAGCTCCGATGCCTTGGTCCCGGAGGGACCTATGGCTTCTGAGATCGTGATTCCTGAGGCGCCACGCGGTCCGCGGAGCGGACCAAGGGAACTTAGACCCCTCGACGCATGGACGCAACCTCGGGGCACCTTGAGGCCTTGGAGCCAAGATCTACCTGAGCCGCAGTCTCTCGGTGGCCCTGACGGGAAAAGTGTCCTGGCGCGCGTGGGGGAACCGCAAGGTCAAACTAGCGACTCCCATGTCCGACTATGCCCCCTCTTTCGTTGCCCTTGACCGCAGGCCTAAGTCCTTGTACACTGGGACTTAGCCAAGGAGGCCTAGGATGCAGTATCGCAAGAAAGGCGTCGTCGTCGAAGCGATTCAGTACACTGGAACACCTGAGAGCATTTGTGAGCTCAAGGCCTTCATGGGCGAGGCCCTCGACACGGTGACGGAGAACGGCCTTACCTACTACGCTGCGAAGACCCTCGAAGGAGACATGAAGATCAGCACGTACGACTACGTCATCCGCGAGATCAAGGGGGAATTCTACCCCTGCAAGCCGGACGTCTTCGTGGCCACCTACGAGGAGCAGCGCGACGAGGGACTCTCCTTCGGCCGCGCGCTCGAGCTTCTCAAGCAGGGCGCCCGCGTCCGCCGTGCGGGCTGGAACGGCCGCGGGCAGTACGTGGTCAGGATGAAGGGATACCCGGACGGAGTCCCGGCGAACGAACCGACCGCGGCCGCTCACAAGATACCCGTCGGGACCACGATCACCTATCGGCCGTATCTTGTGCTCTTCTCGGCCCAGGGCGACCTCGTCCCCTGGGCGCCGAGCGTGTCCGACGCCCTCGCCGAGGACTGGGAGCTCTCGGACTAAGGAGTCCCAAGTTGCGTTCTGTCAGCCGCTTTGTCGCAGCCGAAGACCTCACCGAGGACCCGGTCCTGGAGGACCTTGGGCGCGATGACGCCTTGGCCGCCCTCGAAGCATCCGAGGACGCAGACCTCCTTGCCCTCGAGGCTCAGATCGCCGGCCGAGGCCGGGCTCGAGAGCGTTCTGTGGCCGCGCAGCGGCCTATGCCCATCGAGGCCTCTGGCCCTGCGTCGAGGTCCAATGTGCTGCCGTTTGCGGCCGCGTCGGTCTTGCAGGCCCCCGGTCACGGGTCCAGTGCTTCGGATCGGGCCAAGGTCCGCGCAACGCTCATAACGATTTCGCAGACGGCACGTGACGACCGGACACGTTTGAAGGCGGCCTTGGCCGCCTTGGCGCTCCTCGAGGCTGATGCAGCGCCCGCTTCGCGAGCTAAGGACATCGCAAGCCCAGCGCCGATGACGCCTCCTCGCCTCACGGCCGACGAGATCCTGCGCGATCTCGAGGACCCGGACGAGCGACCTTCAGCCCCCGAAGTCTCGTGTCGCCCTAGTCTCGAGGACCGCATTGCTGCCCGCGTTGCTGCTTCCAAAGGAGCCCGTCGATGAACGACGCGCAATGTCCTGAGTCTTCAGTACCTGAGTCGCTGATGCCTGAGGCTCTTAGGAGGCCGCTGTCGTCGTTGCCCGCGGCCTCAAAGCAACGAAGCGGTCATGGAGGCTGGCTTCCGCTGACCGAGGTCTCGCTGTCCGAGGTCCCTCAATGACGAAGCGCGACGCCGCCGCGTCTTCGAAGTCCGTCTCATTCAGCCCAAAGTCCGGTCTGGTTGTCGCCTCAATTCGAGACTGGGTTCAGAAACGCCTCGCCGACGGCGACTTCGACACCACAGAGACCTTGGTCATTGCAATTCAGAATGCAGACGGGTCCGTCTCGACAATGTACTTGGGCAAGTACCTGACCTGCGCCGGCCTTACCAGCATCATAGCGCATGATATTGCAACAGCGTGGGAAGAGCTTCCGCATACGGTGACCGAATGACCCCATACGTGACGCGCCTTGAGGACCTCGTCTGGATTCCGACCACCTACGGACCGAGTCCGGGGGCCGTTGTGAAACAAGAAGTCCTTATCGCTAAGCACCCAGATGCGCCTCTGTTCGGGTCCGACGACCTCGAGCTCCTGGCCGCGACCTTTGACGAAGGGCTCGATGTTGCGCGGGGTCTCAGCGCCGCTGAGCCGGGGCAGATGGACCCCGATGATCTGGAACTACTGCGTCAGACAGCTCTCGTCAACCTGTTCGTCTTTCTTAAGTACGTCGCCGGCTACTCGTGTCCCTACAACGAACTCAAAGAGACCCTCCACGGCGAGATGTCCAACGCACGGACGGAGGCCCTCGCACCAGGAGCACGTTTCTTCGGCTTCGTGCCCCGGTCTAGTTTCAAGTCCACGGTCCTTGACCACGGTTCCGCTGGTTGGGAACTCGTACGCAACGGCAACCTGCGCATCGGCATCTTCAGTGCCATCGAAGAGCGTGCCACCGACTTCATGCACAGCGTGCAGCGCATCTTCGACGCCAATGATCTGGTCGCGTTCTTGTGGCCCGAGACGAAGCCTCGGTCACGGCGAAACGGTCAGTGGAATGAACGTACCGCAGTCATGTCGTCGCGCACGAGAACGTTTCCCGAGCCGAGTGTGCGCGCGCATACGGCAGCCGGCTCGACGGCTGGCATTCATGTCGACCTCGCAGTGTTCGATGACATTGTCTCGGATGCGGAGCTGACGTCAACCCGTGACGGCTCAAGCGAAATGCTCCGAAGGCGCGGGTGGCTTCCGTATGCAATTTCGACCATCCTCATCAGCCCTGCACTGTCACGTGTTGTCGGAGCTGCCACCAGATACGCGATCGACGACCCTTACGAAGACATTATGCAAGCTGCGTCGAGACGCCTTGGCGATTGGACTGCCCTTGGAACCTTCTATGACGAGCCCCAGTCTGGAGCTCCGTTGGAGCAGCCTTGGAGCGTTTACTACCGAAGTGCGCTTGTCGCCGAAGAGTCCATCTTTCCGGAGAAGTACACGGCGGCCTTTTTGCGCAACTTGGCCGAGACCGATTTCTGGACCTACATCACACAGTACGTAAACAACCCACATAGCGCTGATAAGGTCGAGTTCTCCGGATATGAAGTAGGGCATTGTTGCCTTTCCGAATATGAGGGCGAACTCCTCGTAACGTTCAACGATCACGATGAGCGCAAGCTCTCAGCGGCCGATGTGGTCCTCGCCATCGACCCGGCCGCTTCTGAGAAGCGTGTCTCGGCCCGAACGTCGAGAAGCGCCTTGGCGGTCGTGGCACGCTTCGCAGATCGACGTGTTGCGATATTGTCTTTGCGCGGCGGCTACTTTGCACCGACCGCGTTGTACGACGTGATCTTCAGCACGTATGCACGCTTCGCGCGCTATGTGCGCAACTCCTACTGCGAGGCCGAGGGCCCGTTCAAGTTCGTCGCCGCAGCCATTCGCGAAGAAGAGAAGCGGCGAAAGACCTTCTTGAACATGGTTCCGATGAAAGCTCTCGGAGACAAGCTCGCCACGATACGCAGTACGCTCGAACCACTGCTGCGCGACGGACTCTTGTTCGTCTGTGATAGCGAGCGCGAACTGTTCATGTCCGAATTTCGTGTCTTTCCAAGTGCGAGCCTTGACCTCCTGGACGCGACTAAACTTGCTATTGCAAAGACCTACGTTCCAGAAGATACTTCGGCCTATGTGGACGAAGACGACTTCGATCTTGAGACCGAGTATGCGTTCCGTGTTCGCGCCTAAGGAGGCCAAGGATGCCCGAAACTATTGTTACTGAAGAGACATCTTCAAGTCCTGAGGTTGAGGGCACTCTTCGCACGTTTGCACCTTCGGACACGTTGGACGATACTCAGAAGGCCGCGTTAAGTACGTTCCTCAGTTCGGAGTTGTCCAGAGTCCTCGACGGCGACGAGCGCGCGACGTTCCTCGAGAACTTGCGCACGTATCGCAGGATGCGCATCGCTGAGCCTGAGGCGCAGTCCAGATCCGATCCTTGGCCTAATGCGTCCAACGTCGTAACGCCTGTGACAGCGCAGAAGGTTAACGTCGTCTGGGCCAAATTGATATCAATGTTCCAGAACCAGCATCCGTTCTGGGGCGTCGAGACTGCGGATGCGCGCTACGTCGATCACGCGAAGGCTCTTGGAAAGTTCCTGAACGCACTCGCAAAGAATCCGCACGCCCTTGATATTGCACGCAAGAATCGGGTTATATTCTACGAAGTTGCGAGCCTCGGGACGCAGGTCGTTCGTGTTCCGTTCCTTGTCGATGAGGTCCCGATCAAGACCAAGGACCCTGTGTCTGGAGCGACGATCGACTCGAAGCGCATCGTGCATAATGGACCGGCCATTGTGCCCATTCGGCTGGAGGACTTCGTCGGGCCGAGCGAGTTCGTCGACATCGAGCGAATGCCTTGGTGTGGCGTTTGCGTTTCGTTGACGAACGCGGAACTCAAGTTGCGCGCTGCGTCCGGGGTCTACGACGCCGCTGCGGTCCAGGTCGTGTTGACGTCATACGTGAGCGAGTTCTCGGAGGCCGTTCGCGAAGAGCGTGAGCGCCAAGGACTTTCGACAGCTCCTAGTGCCGAGTTCGAAGAGATGCGCACCTACGAGGTCTTCGAACTGTTCGTCAGGTATGATGCTGATGGCGACGGAATTGCTGAAGACTTGAAAGTGTGGTTCGAGCGCAAGTCCGGGACGTTCCTGAGGTCTGAGGTCAATCTCTTGGGGCGTCGTGATCTGGCGGTGCTACGGTATTTCGAGGTCCCATATTCATTCTACGCCATCGGCATCTGCCAGATGCTCAAGCGTCTTCAGACCGAGAACGACTTCTGGCACAACACGCGCGTCGATAACGCGACGTTGCAGTTGACGCCGGTGTACAAGCGTCGCCGTGGATCGATGATCTCTAAACGGCAGACCTTGGTCCCTGGTCAGTTCCTCGACCTCGACGACATCAACGACGTGGTTCCGATGGCGGTGCAGGACCTAAGCGGCGTCACGTATCCGGCTGAAAATGTCGTTCGCGACTATGCAGACCGTGTCTCAGGGGCCAATGACCCGATGTCAGGCTACGCGGATACGACCTTGAAGTCTGGGTCCAACGCCGCGTCGCTCATGTTCTTGGCACAGCAGGGCAACAGCGTCTTGAACGCCATTTACGACGGTATCGAGCGCGACTACGACCAGATCGGGCAATTGGTCTTGCTACAACTCGTCGCCAACAAGGATCTTGTGGACCTTAGTGTGCTTGACGACGTCGACATGGCGTTCGTGAACGAGATCCTAGCAATGCCTGCCGAAACGCTTCCGACGACGTTTCGTTTCACAGTCGTCAGCGCCGATGTCTCACGCTCTGACGAGATGAAGCGCAACAATGTCCAGGCAGCGATGCAGCTCTACAGTTCCTATGGTCAGAATGCGTTGCAGCTCATGAGTGGAATGCAAAATGTGCAACTGCCTCCAGAGATGCGCGCGCTTGCGGCGCAGCTTCTTCTCGGCGCGACGACCTTCGCCAAGGACAGCATGGAACTTTTGCATATCGAACATGTGGAGAAACTGTTTCCGGATACAAATGCTCTCGAGGAGGTATTGAATGGTCTTAGAAGCGGAGGAAACCAGCCCCCTAGCGCGAACGCAGGAGCTCCTGGGGTGCAGCCAGGCGCAGGCACAGGCCCTGTTGGAGCTGTCTCGGGACAGTAACCTGGGGCTGAAGGCCCTCGCGCAGTGGACTGAGGCCGGGCGCCTTGAAGCCTTGGAGCGCCTTGCGCGCGAGCGCGACACGATCGTCGCCGCGGAGCTTCGAGGCAAGATAAATGCGCGCGATGCCTTCTTGACACTGTTCAAGTTCGTTTACGAAGCCTCCCAGGGCTTCGAAAGGAGTACATGATGGCTGATACTGTGGAAGAGGTTGAAGTTCAGGCCCCGGAGAACCGATTCGAGGTCATTCCGGACGGACCGCCAGCGGAGATGGAGTTCGAGGTCGTCGACTCGACGCCCGCGGTGGCTCCTGACCCTGAGATGGAGCGCATCAAGGCCGACTTGGTGGCCAGGACCGCCGAGCTCGAACGTGAGCGCGGGACCCAGAACGGCTTTGGTTCCTTGGCGAAGAGTCTTGAGGCCTTGAAGCCTCAGGCACCCCAGGTCTCAGTGCAACGTCCATTGACGCAGGCCGAACTCGATGCTTCGAAGGAGAAACTCAATGAGAGATTCTTCACCGATCCGGCGGGGACCTTCTTCGATCTGATGGAGAGGGTCAACGGTGCCCAGGTTCCGGTGCAGGCTGAGCAGAACCTGGCATATTCGCGCAAGTTGGCACTCGTCGACCCTGCGGCGAAGGCCTTCGTGACCCGTTTCGGGACTGAGATCGAGCGCGAACTCGCACTGATGCCCACGGACATAAAGGCGCGGGACCCCAACGTGTACGAGCGTGCCATGTCCATCGTTAAGGGGGCGCATTTCGACGAACTTGTGGCCGAGGCTGCGGCCAAACTGGGGCCGCAGCCTGCGGCAGCCCCCGCGGCACGTAGGCCGGCGCAGTTTTCGGAGGTCTCCGGGACCGCTGTGGCGCCCGTAGCTCCAAATACGTCCAAGATTCGCATCACGAAACAGCAGGACGCTGAGGCACAGGCCTTTGCGGACACGTTCGGTCTCTCGAAGGCGACGGTGCTGGAGCAATGGCGCCAGTCCGGACGCGTATAAGCCGCTCGAGAAGCGGAAAGGAGCACCAAGATGAGCGATAATGCGGAAAAGAGTCCGACGCAGTCCGTGAAGCCCCAGGCACTGGAGGGGAAAAAGGCCAAACTTCCTCCCCGGAAGCTCTTCGTAAGTCTGGACCCCGAGAAGGGCGATTTGCATACTGCAACTGAGGTGCGTGAGGCCGATGCTGCGGGCGCCGAAGTCGTCTTCCTGTTTGAAAAGGGCCTGTTCCTGGAGATGTCCGAGATGGACATCCGTTCCTTAGGGCGCGACAACAAGACCAGGTATCATGTGGCGGCGGACATGAACGCACGTCACGACCCGGAGGCCGATGGTCTTTCGAGTCGCATTTCGTTTGTTGGTCAGCGCAATAGGCGTGCTGAGACTGTGGCGCAGTTCGGCTCTATCCCGTCGTCGATGTCGGCCTCGAGGAAGCTGACCGGTTACGCGGGGCACGGGTTCAAGCTCCACTTCGCGAGACCGGACAAGGTGGAACACTTCCGGGACCTTGGATACGATTTCGTCAAGGCTGGCAAAGACGGCAATCCGGAAGATCCTACGGCCTTCATTAACGGCGTGGCGGTCGACGGACATTTCGAGATCAAGTCGCGGCGCACCGGAGCCACGGAACTTGTAGCGATGCGCGTACCGATCGACCAGGCCAAGCGCATTCAGGACGAGAAGAGCGCCCTCGCGGATCGCCAGGTCGCTGCCGCTTCCGAAGGCACTTCAACGGGCCTTTCGAAGCTCGATGCTAAGGACGGTCTTGATTGGCAGGACCGCTAATTCGGAGTGGGCGCCCCGTAGCGCGCTCGTAGGAGGCTCAATGTGAGTTGGGAAGTTGCGGGCACCCTGAGTGGTGCTCCTGTTCCGACCCGGAAAGTGACTGCTGGTGGCGTCTTCAGCGTGGGCGACCCGCTGGTCTGGTCCTCGGGCAAGGTCATCAAGGCAACGGGAGGCGCCAACGACGTTCCGATCTGCGGTGTCGCAGCCCAGGCTTCGACGGCCGACGCCGACGAGGTGCTGTACACGCCGCTGACGCCGGACGTCCTGGTGCGGATCGATTCCACCGGGACTGTTGTCCCCGGCGGTGAGTACGGCGTTGCAGAGACCACGCTCCTGCTCGACGGGACCGACACCACGCACGTCCGTGCCAAGGTCATGGAGGTCGACGAGAGCGACGCCTCGATGATGTACTGCGTCTCGCTCGGGTTCAACGGACTGCGCGGATACCAGGGAGCTGCGGGCGCTCAGGGAGCTGCGGGAGCTCAAGGTGCCACCGGTGCTCAAGGTGCTCAAGGGGCTCAGGGCGCTCAGGGTGCTCAAGGCGCCGCGGGTTAAGGAAAGGAGGAACTAGATGCCTGTACAGAACAGTAAGCTCCTGACCTATGAGCAGGACCGGAGCATCGTCAAGGTTTTCTACGACCAGTTCACGCGGAAGCCTCCGCTGTGGAGTCGCCTCTTCAAGAAGACCACCTGGCCCAAGGGCTATGAGTGGACTGAGGCCGACATCGCTGGTCTGGGCGGTGAGCTTCGTGAGGCCGCGGAAGGCGAGGCGGTCGAGTACATCACCGCATCACAGGGCAACAAGGTCACGCGGGTGCCGAAGAAGTTCCAGCTCGGCTTCCAGGTCACCGAGGAAGCGATCGAGGACGACCTCTTCGGGAACGTCATCAAGCTCGCGAGCAGTCTCGGTCGCGTCGCCTCCAATACGCTCGAAGTCAGTGGCGCGGCGCTGTTCAACAACGCCTTCACCACGAGTCTCGGCAAGGACGGTCTCGCACTCTGCGCCGATGCACATCACACCGTTCGGAGTCCGGCCGGCACCGCGATCGACAACAAGGCTACCGCGGACCTCGATACGACGAGTCTTGAGGCCGCCTTCGAGTATTTCCAGCGCCTTGTCGGCGAGGACGACCTGCCGATCCAGATGGTGCTGAAGTTACTGATGGTACCCATCGGCGAGCAGTGGAAAGCCATGGAGCTCATGCGGGCCCAGGGCCGCGTCTTCGACACTGCGGACGGCGACATGAACCGCGGCCTCACGAAGATCAGCAGCACCTACTACCCGACAGCCATGAACGCTCCGAACATGCTACGGCCTGAGATGAACCCGGCGCAGGGCGCCTCCTGGGACGTGATCGTCAACCAGTACCTGACCGACACCGACGCCTGGTTCTGTCTCGGCGATGAGGTCGATCTGCGGATGGCGATGAAGCGCGAGGTCAAGATCCAGAGCGCCGACGACCTCGCTACCGGGAATCGACTATACCGATGTTCAACGAGGTTCCTAGCGTTCATGAACGAGTACCGCGGGATCTACGGGTCCACGGGCGCTTAATCGGAAAGCAGGACCTAAGTCTTGTCCGGGGGACCCTGAAAGGGGTCCCCCTTCTGTTGCATAAGGACTTAGGGACATGTATGCTGCTTGTGGAGGCTCTTATGAGCGCAGATCTGCCCTCAGGCATTTACACGGAAACGACTGCAATGCGTATCGGGGCCGATGGCGTCGTGGCTTCAGGACCAGTTTTAGAGGCCGCGTGGGCTCCGACAAGGCGCGTATATGCGAAATGGGCCGTCTGCGCCAAATGCGGCTACGTCGCGCCTCAGAACGAGATGCGCAAGCGCGGCGGATCGTTCTTGTGCACGAAGTATGGATGCTCCTCCGAAAACCAGAAGTAGGAGTCCAAGATGACCTTAGGAAATGCGATTCGAGAAGTCTGGGAAATGCTCGGAGAGCCGAGTGATCTGAATCCGACGGTCAACGGCTCGGTGTCGCTCACAACGGCAGCGGCGGTACGCATCGCGGCTGCGCTTAACGACGCACAGGACGCGATCGCAACGTGGATCTTGCCCTCAGGCCGCAGACTGAAGTTCCGGTGTCTTGAGAAGAGCATCTCGTTCGAACCTAAGATCGTTACGGGCACTTTAGGCGTGATGTCCTCGGACTGGAAGATCCTTGAACTACCTCCAAGTCTGGCGACTTCGACCTCGGGACGTTTCGAGGGCTGGTTCGCTTCGGTAAACGGAGTTCATAGACGTATACTGCGGCATACGGTCGTAGGCGGCCTTGCACAGATCATACTTGACAAGGCCTTCACGGAAGATCCAACCGGACTCGAGTTGACGCTCAGACAGCGAGTGCTACGTTTTGGCTCAGGGGTCGATGATGTTCAGAACGCTTCTCGCCCGTGCGAGGTGCTTTACGTTATTGACAGCGAAACAGGGCAGCCAGTCGATCGCGAGTACGCAAAGAACTTCTTGCCCGCGCTAACGGCGGCGGTCGGAGTTCCAGGATCTTTTTCCAAGTACGGAAATGGCATCGTGCTCGACTGCGCTCCGGAGACCTCGAGGTCCTACGAACTTTATTACGTTGGTTATCCGGTGCAGGCCTCGAGTCTCGATGAAGAGTTCATGCTGCCTGAGGCCTTTCATCAGGCTATTGTGTTGCGCGCAACCTGGTGGGGATTCAGACGTTATTCGGAATCGACAACTGCGTATGCAACTAAACGAGACTTCATGGAACTGATGCAGTCATTGCAGACGCAGATCGACTACGAAGACAATCTCGAAAGCGATCGGCTTGAGCCGTCGCGACGCTAAGGAGACCTAAGATGGCTTCAGACATCAATGCCAGTTGGCTCGTTCAGCCTTCGGACTCTTCGAGTGCAGGTTCGGGAGATGACGCGATGCGTGATATCAAGGCGACGTTCGTTGATCGCATCGGGCGCGAGCACTCGATGGACCTCACGGAGTCGAGTCCGCAGCCGCGACAGGGACGACATCTCGAAGGCAGCGCCATGGTCTATGTAAGTGAGACACAACCGCTTACGACACCGGATGGAGTGGCAAACCTTGGAGAGGACGATGCTGGGCGTCTGTGGTTGAAGCCTTCGACCTGGGAGCTGCGCGTCGCTTACTGGGACGATGCGGACGAAGTTCTTGAGTGGAAGCTTCCAGCGACTGGAAAGTCCTATTCGGCAGTCGCGATCTCGGAGTCGGCACCCACCGACCCGCAGAACGGAATGCTGTGGTTCAAACTTAGTACAAATGCGCTTTACTTGTACGTGGCAGATCCAGACGGCGACGACGATGAGTCCGACGCCGAGTGGCGCCTCATAAGCTCGAGCTTCGCACTTTCAGCGCCTCTGGATCCTAAGGATGGAGACGTCTGGATCGTTAACTAAGGAGCTTTGAATGAGCGTTTCGGAATACGTTCTTCATGTACAGGTAAAAGGAGTCGACACGGAGTTCACGTTGTACACAACGCGTGACGAAGCCGGAGGCGACAAGGCCCTTGCACTGCATATGGAGGATGCCTATGAGGCAGATGAGGACGATGCGTCTTCGGACGGGAATACGCTTTACGCAGCCTATGAAACCGATACATTTACCAATTTCGAAGACTCTGAAGAGGTGCCTTACAGAGTAATTCGTTATAGCGACGGCGAAGGTGATAGGGCTGAGTACTGCGGGGCACTCGAGGCATGCTTTGTGGTGGCGTCGGAAAGATATTTAATAATGGAAGCACAGACAACACTTGCAATAGACTTCAATTCCAGCATTCAGACTAAGCGCTTGAAAAATCGTTTTACCGACGCAGCATCTCCAACTCATAATGCCGTAGTTGTGACAGAAAATATACGAAACGGGTATCTCTCTTCGTCGAAGGACGGAAACTTTGCAATAGCGGATACGGGCACAACGTTTGTCACGCTCGAACGTGGGACACATTTATTAGTGTTACGTGCACAAGGAGTAGGATATGGAACGACATCGAGGATGATGTTGTACTTGGGGAAAGAGGAGTATTGAGAATGGCCCTCGACGCAGTTCGCCTTAGGCGTCTCATCGAAGCCTTTGCACTGGAGCACGAGTACGACTTTGAGGCAGACGTACTGCCCGAGGGTGCAGGCACACATAAGGTTCTTGTTGGAGCTTGGCTCGATTTCATCTACATTCGAAGCTCCTCGGCTCCGGCGACGCCGACTGGTGATACACCCATAGGGTGGTATAGTGCGCCCCCTTCAGGTACGGATAAGCTTTGGGCCAGCCGTGGAAAACGCAATGCGGAAGACCACCTCGTGGGAGTGTGGTCTGCGCCGTTTGAGGTCGGAGGTGTAGGGATCGTTTTTGAGTATTCCGAGGACGGAGCATCTTGGCATACGGAGTATGCGTCAAGCGACATCTATCTGCGCGTAAGTTGCGACTATGGAGCGACCTTCTCGGAAGGCGTCAGGTTTGAAGGTCCGCAGGGGCCTGTCGGAGCACAAGGGACTCAAGGAATCCTTGGTGTACAGGGAACGCAAGGTGAGCAAGGTATCGTTGGGACGCAAGGAGCTGAGGGACTTCAGGGCCAGGTTGGTGAAACGGGAGCGCAAGGCATTGCCGGAGTGCAAGGAACTCAAGGTCTCACTGGTGCGACCGGAGGTCTCGGGCCTCAAGGACAAGTTGGTGAAACAGGAGTTCAGGGATCTCAAGGCAATCAGGTAAATCAAGGGAATGTTGGTGCTCAGGGCAATCAGGGCATCGTAGGCGTGACTGGTGTTCAGGGATCTCAAGGCAATCAGGGTAGTCAAGGCAACCAAGGCGCGCTTGGTTATCAAGGCAATCAAGGTTCTCAAGGAAACCAAGGTATTCAAGGCACGTTAGGTGACACAGGAGCCGAAGGAGCGCAGGGGAACCAGGGCGACCAGGGAAATACCGGAGGTCTCGGACCTCAAGGGCATATCGGAGAGACAGGAGCTCAGGGCAACCAAGGCCATCAAGGATATCAGGGAAGTATAGGGGCTCAGGGCAACCAAGGCACGATAGGTGCAGCCGGTGTCCAGGGGTCTCGAGGCTACCAAGGCTATCAAGGCAACCAGGGGCATCAAGGCTATCAGGGCTATCAAGGCAATCAGGGGCACGTCGGAACTCAAGGGACAATAGGCAATCAGGGAAGTCAAGGCGTCTTAGGGTCCTCGGGTGTCTGGCCGCGAGACGATCTTTTGGAAGCCTTCTATTCTTTCGACGACGGAACAGCAAAGGATCTTTCAGGAAGTCTCAATCATGGAACAATCGAGGGCTCTCCGACAAGCGTGAAATCTGTTAGCGGAAAAGGCTTCCAGTTTAGCGGCGCGACGACCAGTCGCATTGTGACACCGCTGCATCCAAGCGCAAGTTCAGATTTCTCGATGTGCATTTGGTTCAAGATTCCGAGTTCGTACACCTGGGACACGACGGGGCACACATTCATTTTTGGAGGGTACGCAAGTGCTCGCGGCTTAGGCCTTGCGCGGTTGTCGACTGAAAACGCAGTTGGCATTGTCAACCGAACGGCGTCAGGCCTTGAGTTCTACGCGACAGTGAACAACGTTTCTCGAGACGTGTGGCACTTTGCGGTGCTGACCTTTGTTTCTGCGACGGAACTGGTGACTCTGTATATGGACGACGTGTTGCGTGGTTACGGAACGTTGGCATACACAGACTGGGATACCTCAGCGGCTATATCGTTAATGCGATATATCGCGGGAGGAAACTCGACCACGTACACCGTCGGCGATATCGATGAGTTCCGTAAATACGGTTACGTCCTTAGCGCAGAAGAGCGCACGGCACTTTATAAGCAGATATCAAGCGGTAAGATCGGCGCGCAAGGAGATCAAGGGACACAAGGCACGATCGGTGTCCAGGGGACACAGGGGAACCAAGGTCTCCAAGGACCAAGTGATGGATATCAAGGTGTTCAAGGCAATCAGGGCGTTCAAGGGGTGAACGGTGTCCTTGGAGGAACGGGGCCTCAAGGCTATCAAGGTACGACCGGAGGACCGCAAGGTACCCAGGGAAGTCAAGGACATCAGGGTGCTGTTGGTGCTCAAGGTAATCAGGGCTTTGCAGGAAGCGACGGAAGTACAGGTGTGACAGGAGCTCAGGGTAACCAAGGAGTAGCAGGGGCTCAAGGAGCAACTGGCGCTCAAGGAAATCAAGGAGATCAAGGCACTTTTGGAGCTCAAGGCGATATAGGCCCTCAAGGCTATCAGGGAAATGTTGGCGTTCAAGGTACGACCGGGGCGCAGGGCGCAACTGGAGCAACTGGAGCGCAAGGCAGTCAAGGTTCTGTCGGCAGTCAGGGCAATCAAGGAAGCCGTGGATATCAAGGATATCAAGGAGTCCTCGGCTATCAGGGAAATCAAGGTACGATAGGCGCTATCGGGAACCAAGGCGTGCAAGGTGTGCGCGGCTACCAAGGCTATCAGGGAGCTTCCGGAGTTCAAGGTTCTCTTGGGAATCAGGGTTATCAAGGAACTCAAGGAGTCATAGGAGCACAAGGAAATCAAGGACATCAGGGTTCAATCGGGGTGCAGGGCGGGCAGGGCAACCAAGGCAACCAGGGTGTCTTAGGCACTTCCGGAGCTCAAGGCAACCAAGGCAATCAAGGATATCAAGGTGTCCTCGGCTATCAGGGGAGTCAAGGCGCGACAGGCGCAGCCGGGAACCAAGGAACGCAGGGGTCTCGAGGCTACCAAGGTTATCAAGGTTCCGTTGGCGTTCAAGGCTCTCGCGGGTATCAAGGTTACCAAGGAGCTCAAGGACAAGCAGGAACACAAGGAAATCAAGGGAATCAAGGTGCTGTTGGATCTCAGGGGGCACAAGGACAGCAAGGCAATCAGGGAGGTCTCGGAGCTTCCGGAGTACAAGGCGATCAGGGGAACCAGGGAAATGCCCCCGGTCCGTTGTCGAGCGCTTCTTCGTTGTTCGTTGCTACAGGCACGAAGACCTTGACAGTCTCCGTGACGGCGAGTCAATCGGCGCTTCAAGTCGGGTCTCCGGTACGGATTTCACGTACTGCGGCTCCGGAGAACTTCATGGAAGGCTTTATAACGTCGTACTCGAGCACGACGTTGCAGGTTGCGGTTTCCTATGTCGAAGGGACCGGGGCGTATTCGGACTGGACCATCGTTCTCATAGGTTCTCGTGGAGTCCAAGGAGTTCAGGGTGCGGTGGGCGACACAGGAGCCGAAGGAGCGCAGGGCGTAGTCGGGGCACAAGGCCTTCGCGGCTATCAAGGATATCAAGGGAATCAAGGGGCGGTCGGAGCTTCCGGAGCACAGGGTGCTCAAGGAAATATTGGAGTTCAAGGTGGCGTAGGTGCGACGGGTTCCGGTGGTCCGCAGGGAGATGTCGGTGTTCAAGGAGCTACTGGAGCTGCTGGTCCTCAAGGATACTTAGGCCCTCAAGGTGTGCAAGGCACGGTTATCAACTTCGGAAATACAGTAATCTTGAATCCGTACTATTCAGAGCTATATAACGCGATCTCCGCGAGCCTCCCGAATGTGAATGATGTGATGACGTTCTCAGGGTCAAGTATAGTACATTACTACGTTCCAGGGGCCCCTTACACTCCATCGTACATAACATGCACATTGAAATACGCAAAGCGTACTGGAGCTTCGGAAATAACAGTCTACGGGTGGGACTCTACACTTACGTTTCCCTCAGCGCAGACCATTGTTTGCACTCCATCGAACAACACATATATCTTCGGGCAGACAGGAACGTTGATCCTGGCCTGGGGGCAAGCCATCGGACCTTTAGGTCCGCAAGGGAATCAGGGCTACCAGGGATCGTATGGCGGACCACAAGGATACCAAGGAGTAATTGGAGCCCAGGGAGTGCAAGGGCCCGCATTACGGTGTGAGATAACAGGTCTTTTAGGCTCTACATGGACGACATTGATCGATTTTGCTGCAGTTACTTCTACTTTCGGACTCGTCTACCTTTATCGCTATACGGTTGGAGGCAGTGAAGGTTCAGTGTATTTATACCTGCGTCAAGGAACTGTAATAGATACACTTGCACACCTTGCAGGTGCAGACATGAGTAGTTATATACGTGTAGCGGACAATAAGCTCCAAATATCTCCGTTTAGTGACACAGTGGCTATTGATGCAAAAGCCTACTATATGTAAGGAGTTATATATGAAGATAAGCATTTTCACTCCTACGCACCGACCGAAGGACCTCATGGCGCTGTATGAATCGATGCGCTTCCAGCCCTGGGACGAATGGGTCATCTTGTACAACGGCGGGGCAAAGCCACTCGGACTCGAGGACGCGCGCATTCACGAGAGTGTGCTTCCTGAAACCGAAGACGCGAACTCTAAGAACGTCGGCTTCCTCAAAGGACAGGCGGTCGATCGTTGTACCGGAGACATCTTGGTCGAGGTCGACCATGACGATATGCTGCTCCCAGGGTGCATCGAAAAGCTCCGACTGGCCTTTGAAGAGCACCCCGATATCGGTTTCGTCTACTCGAACAGCGTGTGCTGCAATCAAGATTTCGAGCCTTGCACTCGATATGATGCCAGGTACGGCTGGACCTACCGCGACTTCGACTATAAAGGGCACCCGCTGGACGAAACCATTTCGATGGCGCCGACAGCCGCGTCTGTCTCGAAAATCTGGGGAGCTCCGAATCATGTACGCGCATTCAGACGCACACTGTACGATAAGATCGGCGGATACGATCCGACTCTGCCCGTGACCGATGATCTGGACCTGATGTGCAGAATGTTCCTTGAGACGGAGTTCTTGCATCTGAATGAGCCATTGTACCTATATCGCGTCCACGGCGAGAACACCTGGCTCGACCCGGACGTGAATAAGTTCATCCAGACGAATACCTATGCACTTTCGGACAAGTATCTGCCGCAGATGGCCGAAGCCTGGACTCGACGCCAGGGACTTCGATGCGTCGAACTCGGCGGGCGCATGGCAGCCTCGAAGGGATTCGAGACTGTCGATCTTCAGGACGCCGACATTGTCGCGGACCTAAATGAGCGTTGGCCTTTCGAGGACAACAGCATCGGGGTCGTGAGGGCGTTCGACATATTCGAACATCTCAACGACCCGATTCATACGATGCGCGAACTCTATCGCGTCTTGGCCCCCGGTGCGTATGCCTTCATTCAGGTCCCGTCGACCGACGGCCGTGGCGCTTTCCAGGACCCGACGCACGTCAGCTTTTGGAACGAGAACAGCTTCCTGTACTACACGCACAAATACTGGAACAAGTACATCAGCCCCGGGTGTGATGTGCGATTTCAACCTGTGCGCCTCTTCACGACGGATAAAGACATCCATCAGGTTTGTTGGGTCCGCGCAACGTTGATGAAAGTCACCAATGAGACGCCTCGCGTTCAGGGAGAGCTAGACATATGAAAGGAGCCCTAAGGTGCGTGTTCGTTCTTGTCTCTTTGCTTGCCTTGTGTCCTTTGGTCTTGGCGCAGTTGCCTCTTTCGGCGCCACGTATCTCGGTCCCGGCGGACTCCGCGACGCTCAACGACATAGCGTCGCGGCTCTCAAAGCTCTCGACCGCGCTGTCGAGCGAGCTGGAAGCCTCCAAGATCACATTGACGCAGCTTCAGCTTTCGCTCAAGGAATCGCGGAATGCGTTCGAGAGCTGCAAAAGTTCGTTGACGCAAGCGGCCTCTGAGCTGAGACAGGAATCTTTGCGCAAGACGTGGTGGCGCCTCGGTGCGGTGTCGTTCGGTTCAGGACTCGTGGTCGGAGTCCTGCGTCCTGGGCATCCGGAGACGGTCCTTATGGCAATGGCCACCGGGGCTTTCGTAGGTGTCTCGTGGCGTCTCGTCGATGAGCTTCGCGCGAATCCTCTATTGGGCTTGAAGCAGTCCTGAAGGGAGCCTGTGGTGAACGTAGATGACCTGGATCGCAAATGCCGAGATCATGATGAAGCGATCGCGGACCTGAGGTCCGAGCTGTCGGAAGCCTTGACGGTGCTAATGGGGCCGCTCCCAACGAGGTCCAATGGCGTTCGAGGCGACCTTCACCTACTAAAGGCTGCGCACTATAGCTTCGAGACCGAAGTTCACGAAACCGTCAATGAACTCTGGAATATCAAACGTCCTGCGGAATGTCTTGGACTTGAAGAGTGTGCCAAGCTACGCAAGGAACTTGAAGTCCAAATGAAGGAGGACACTGAAATGCGCAAGGCGGGTCTGGGCGCACGGTCGGTCATCTTGGCCGCAACAATTCCGAGCGCTCTGGTGTTTACGATGCAGCTCATCATGTTCATCGCGAGCGAAACGGCCAAGAAAGGAGGGCACTGACATGGCGTGCAAAGGTGGCAAGAAGGGCAAAGGGGGCAAAAAGTGAAGCTGAAGGACATTCTGACTGTGATCTGGGTCGTGGTGAAGCGCATCATTAAGTGGCTCGCGACTCAGGTGTGGGCTCCTATTTCGGATCGCGACTGGCACCTGGACCCATACAAGGTCGGCGGCTTCGCTTTCTATGCGATCGCCGGGTTCATCTCACTGAAGATCGTCGGTGCCGCATACGTCCTCAGCGAGGGTAAGCTGGCGATCATGGCCGCTCTCGTGTCCGCGGTCGCAGGCCTCGGAACCTACTTGTTCAACATGGGGCGAAAGGCAGACGATACGCTGCCTCAGCCGAAGTAAGGAGTGTCGTCAATGAGTGACTTCGTTCCACCGAGCCCGCAGTCGATCGCTTTACGTCCGCTGACGAAAGGCATGAACGCCAATGCACCTGGAGCATCGCTCGCCATCGGGGAGATGTCACTCATTGACGGCTTTATCGTGGAGCCCTCGGGACCGACACGTAGGCCGGCCTTTGTTCCGTTCAATTCGATGAAGGACTCCTTCGGACAGATCACGGACCTCGAAGCAGATGAGACCGTGCAAGACGTACTTGGGTTCTACAAGCAGGACATGACGTTCGTCTTCGTCGCGTTGACAAACAAGTGCGTCCGGGTCCTCGGAAGCGAGGACTCGACTTGGCAGCGGGTTCCGTTCGGAACCAATTCGGCCTACGTCATCTCATCGGAGACCTCGACGACCTTCGTGTCGGACGATATGGACTTCAACGAGATGTGCGTTCGCGCCGGAGACATGGTGCATACGACCAATGCCCTGGGCGCTGATGTTGCGACCGAAATCGTAACGGTCAACGTCGACTCGCTCGAGTTCGACACTGCGCCGGTGCACGCGGAGTCGAGCTTCTGGATCGAGCATCGATTCTCGTTCGGCATCACGGACATGGTCGACTATACGTATGCCCCGTCGCGGCTATTGATGACCGACGGCAGTGTCGGAGGCCTCGTGTGGTATGACGGCGCACTGCTGTCTGCTTTTGCCTCCCATGCGGCCGAAGACGATACCGTGCCTGAGGACTACGTTCAGGGCGCCAACTCGGTCATGTACTTCAATGGGCGCGTCTGGCTCGGCGGTGTTGTTGAATCCGACGTTGAGGGCTCGCGCTTCGTCAGGTGGTCAAGCCTGACAGACATCACGGAGTTCGCCGCAGTCGACTACGTTGTCTTTTCGCAGGAGAATGGCGCGATCTTAAAACTTGCGTCCCTAGAAGACATTCCGGTCGTCTTCATGGAGACAGGCGTCTACACCGGGTTCGCGAGCGACACCACTGGACTTCCGTTCGCGTTTGCAAAGGTCGAAGTCGGGCAGATCGTGCTCGCAGGCATCCGGGCCTGGGCCAGCTTCGGAGGTGGCCTTGTCTTCGTCGCGACGGACAACATCTACTTCTTGAATCGAAGCGTTCTGAGCGCGACGCGCGCGGTGACGTGCGAGGCCATCGGAACCGATGTCGTCACCGAGTCTGTGCGCAAGATGCGCGATCCGCGCCGCACGCAGGTCATCTACGTCCGCGAGCTGGAGACGCTGTTCTTGACGTTCTTCAACGACTCGAGCGGACGCATTTGGAGGACGTTCTTCTGGAACGCGCGCACGAAGGCCTGGTCATACAGCGAGAGTCCAAAGTCACTGTTCGTCGCATTTGCGTCGATGCCCATCGTCTCTGAGACAACGTGGCACGACCTTATACCGTATGAATGGTCCGATCTCAAGAGCACGACGTGGGCCGAATTAGCCCCGTCGCGTTCGGGCCTCGTGCTGTTTGCGGTCGACGCCAACGGAGCCTTGTACGTCGCGAACAGGGCCGCGCAGGACGACTCGCTCATTGTCGGGGCTTCGGTGGTCGAGACGCCGATACCAAGCAGCTTTGAGACCGGGGACCTTGATTTCGACGCTCCGGACATGGACAAGGTTCTGACCAGGATCAACTTGAAGATCAACGATCTTGCCGACATCGTGCGCACGCTGACGACGACTTACGGGCTGTCGGTGTCCGGGGACCGCGGGTACTCCTGGACTCCGGAGGGCGACATCGCGCTCGAGCCTGGGACATACTCCGATGAGGCGCACTTCAGGGCACGAAGCGATGCGTTCCGAGTTCGGCTTGCGTCGACGCGCACTGGACCATTGGCCCTTGAGGCCCTGGTCCTGCGTGTCAGACCTGCGGAGATCCACAATGTGCGAGATTAAATCAGTCGCGCTGGAGGACTTCTACGCGACGCTGCTGTGGTCCTGGAGGCAGATGGGCTCTAAGGCCGAAGCCTGGACCAGGGCCACGCTGTGTACTGTCAGCTTTGGCGAGTTCACCATGTGGTTCAGAGCCAAAGTGGTCGAGGTCTGGAGCACCGGACGCGAGGGCGTCGTCCTGTTCCTAGAGCGGCCGATGGCTGACGGCTTTGTCGTAGTACATCCGTTCGTTGGCCCTGGGCGCGAGGCACATGCGGCCTTGCCTTGGATCTTGGCAGACCTCTGCGCTCTCGTGCGCCCGGAGCTGCACCTGGAGGCTCAGGCGGGGCACGGAGTGCGGAAACTGGCTTCCGAACTAGGCTTCTGTGCGTGCGGAAAACGACCTCACCGCGGGCTGCTTGACCCGCTTGAAATAGACCCTAAAGACATTGTGTACGACGACATATGGCGTATAGACTAATCGCAGGAGGCTCGCTGTGGGCGACGCACTGAAGACGACGACGGATGTGACCGCGGGCTACGCGGCTCAGAATGGGCGAGATCTCAACGGTGAAAGGTCGAATGCCTTCTACGGAATGCTTACGAATCCTGGGTCCTCGATGAACGTAAGCGATCTGTACGGAAAGGCCCAGGACCAATACGGGCGCAGCGCCTCGGACCTTATGGGCGAACTTGGCGGTGCGCAAGGTTCAATGATGTCGCAAGCGCAGCAAGTAGCGTCCGCTGCGACGAGTCCCTACGGGCAGAACGCCAATGCCCTTGCGGCGCAGCAGGCCAACGAGACGCGTCGCAGCCTGGAACAGCGTCTTGGAGCCTCGGGCCTCGGGAACTTTGGCTCTGGTGCCGCGCTTAGTTCGATTGCGCAAGGTGCCTCGGAACCGTATGCGCAGGCGCTGACGAACATCTCGCAGCTTTATAGTAATGCGTACCAAAATGCCTACAGTCCGATGCAGCAGAGCGCCTTGTCTAGCATTTCCAACCGTGGAAATCAGTATGCGTCCTTGGGCAATTCGCTCCTAGGGCAGCTTGGCTCGCAGTCGGAACAGGCGTTGCTCTCGCCTAACTTTCAGACATCAGCGTTCGGGTCGTTGATGGGCAATGCACTTGGTTCCGTTGGCGGTCAGCTCGGTGGGATGCTGAGCAGTGGTATCGGTAACATTGCGTCGAGTCTTTTCGGGGGAAGTTCTCTAGGAAGCATCTCAGGTGGTGCTTCGGACTCGTACAACAAGTATTTTGGAGGCTACTAAGATGGTCTATCAGGCCCAGTACAATAGCGGCAATGTTCTGGCCGACGCGATAGGGAAGTCCTTCGACAGTGCATTCGACATGTACAAGAAGCAAGAAGAGCTTCGCCGGGCCGAAGTGCGAGGCGACAAGAACCAGGTCGCGCAGACGCACCTCGCCGCGTTGGAGCCTATTTTGCAGTACGGCGCGATGGCCTTCGATCCGAACAGCAGCTTCGGCCCGGAGCGTGCCGCGGCGAATCGTGCAACGTTGCACCAGACGATGCTTGCGCTGCAAGCCGCGTCGCACGGACAAATGAGCGACGAAGCGCGCAACGCGATGGAGCAGCATTACTTGACGCTGCCCTCAGGAGGCAAGAGCGTCGAGTCCGCGTGGGCGGCCTTGGGGACGTATCCTGGAAGCGAGGCGCCCGCGAACAATCCTACGCAAGTCGCGACCACGGAGGCT